CTGTTTCCAAAGACGGCAAGACAAAGACCAAAAACTCCGGCACCAGCGGCGTGGTGGTCTTCAAGGGGCTTGCAAGTGGGACGTGGACACTTACGATTACAGATGGGCCACAAACCTCATCTAAGCCTGTTGTCGTTACCGCCGATTATTCAACCGTGATTGCATTTTTCGCAGCCACCATTAACATCACCTATCCCGCCGGTTCGACCTGTACTTGCTCTGACGGTACAACGACTATATCCGCCCCAGACACTAGCGGCACATGGACTTGCATTGTGCCGAACGCCGGGACTTGGACTGTGGCCGCTACAGATGGGGTAGAAAACACCAGTGAATCTGTATCTATAACTACAGATGGTCAAATCGTGGCTATTGAGCTTAGCTATTTGCTCTGGTTGTATAAAAGCGGAAATACCTATAATGCAGTAACCGGAGGCTGGTCAGTATCCAAGCATCCCTCGACTGGTGGAAGCTTTGACGGCGTACTTACTCTAAACGCTGATAGCATGCTATTATCTACAGAAGTATGGGGTGGCAGTGTAGGATATGCAAATGCATTCACGAATAACTCGATTGATCTGACAGGAGTAAATACTCTGAAATTCAAAATAACGGGTATTGGTAATACTGCATACTCGGACAAAGAGGGCAATACACATAAGTTCCGATTCAGTCTTGTGGTGGCAAATGAACGGCCTACCAAGCAAATCCCAACATTTGCTGCAGATATGAAGATCCTGGCAACCGGCGAGTATTCTGTTGACGTTTCAGCTGTAACCGCGGGATACGTTGGTATATGGATAACCACTGGAGGATACATCAAAACGACGCTGACAATATCCGAGATATGGGGTGAAGAATGATGATTTACATTGATTCTGACTTTAAGTGCTACGTCACCCCTGGCGAAGGCCTTACACCTATTGAAACAGATGTCTTCGACGGTAAGTGCAATATTTATATTCAGGGCTATCGCTTCATCCCGGCGGGTAAGACGTGGACACGCGCTGATGGCGTGGTGTTTACTGGTGAGATGATTGCCCCGTGGAAACCCTGGGATGAACTTGACGCCGCCCAGCGGGAGTATGAGCGGGAGCAGTATCAGATGGTTGCTGCTCAGAATACCGAATACGAATCTGCGTTGACTGAAATTGAAACCGCTCTGGGGGTGAATAACGCATGATGACCATCGAAGAGCGTAAAAACGCTATCCTTGCGAAAATCGCGGAAATAAAAGCCAGCGGCGGTGAGGAACAGCTTAAAGAGCTGGATGAAGCTTATAAGAAAGGGGTTGACAGTCTGTGACACAAGAGGAAAGAAAAAGCATCATGTATGCCCAGGGGCGTGCAAATGCGCTTGCCTTGCAGGAGAAAGCCCCGGACATGACAGGCACCGAACTGAACGCGGCGGATAGTGATATTCCCAGTTTCAAGGCCGCTGTCGCAAACAAAAACATGTTGGAGCGCAAGACCGGGTTTGTGTGCCAATCGTCTGCTGGCCGTGTGGTGCGGCTGGTGCAGCCCTATGACAGCACTATCTACACTCAGGAGCCAGAGGAACTTCCAGCGCAGTGGGGGTTTGCGTGGAGCACCGACCCAGCAAAAGCGTTGCCGTTCGTCGCTATGTCTACCAGCCCCTATAATAAGGGCGACTGCTGCACGGAAGGCGGTAAAGTATACCGTTCAACGATGGGCAATAATGTATGGTCGCCGTCTGCATACCCCAAGGGCTGGGAAGAGGTGATTGCGTGAAAATTACCGAAGTAAAGGTCTACGGCATGACCTACGATGACGGAGGCTCGTGATTCAAAATGAGGGTAAAAAAGAAACATAATAAGAAAAAGGTTCCTACCAGTAAGATTCTTCTGGCAGGGACTTTTCTTATATCTGTCGAGATACTGGTATTCTGTGAAGTAGCGTATTTCTTTAATCCGGATGCAACAATCCTGATTGCACTTCTCGGTGTGCCTGTATCAATTGTGCCAGTTGCACTTGGCTATCTGAAAAAATCGTGTGCTGAAAACACATCCGGTGGAATCGTCTATGAGACAGTAATGTCTAATAGAGGAGATCAAGCCGGAATTGGAGATTAAGGAGGAAATTTTATGAACATTCTTACTGGTATTAACAACGTTCTGATGCTCATCAACGATCATTGGACGGAAATCACTATTCTGATCGGCATGGCTCTGCTTCTCTACAAGAAGATCAGAGCATATCTTGCCAAGTCTAAAGAAGAGAAGATGGAAATTGCCCTGAAGCAGGCAAGAGAAATCATTCTCGATCGTGTTACTGCTGCCGAGATTGATTACGCCGACTGGAAGAAGGCCGGTGCTATCAAGCGTGCTCAGGTGCTTGATGAGATCTTTGCCGCCTATCCCATTCTCGGTAAGATCACAAATCAGGAAGAGGTCATTAAGAAACTTGATGAATATATCGATGAAGCTTTGGCAACTCTGAGAGAAGTAATTGAGACCAATACACCCAAACCCGACGGTTCGGAGGAGTAAGCTATGACGACCAAACAGGTTCAGTTGCTTTTGTCCTATCTCGGTTATAATCCTGGTGTAATTGACGGCATTATGGGTGCAAACACGAGGGCTGCCATTCGGGAATTCCAGTCAAATGCAAAAATCAGTGCGGATGGCATCCCGGGACCTGTTACATATGCTTCGTTGAAGAAGGCCATTACTAGCGACGATTTCAGGTCGAAGCACATCACTGTGCCAATGCCTTCTGCCGGGGGGACAAAGGCATTTACGCCTAGGTTAAGCAGGCCTGAAGCCGGTAATCCATATTACAACACCAGAGCCAAAGGCGGATATTCTGATGCAATCACCGGAAGTCCTCAGGACGCTGGATGCAACGTTCTTTGTAACTGCGTTGGCTACGCCTATGGTCGATTTAATGAGATTGCCCAGGCCGGCTCCTGTAAGTATCTGCGCCCGTCCAATGCTGAGAATTTCATTCAATATAGAGGTAGCCTGTCCTATGGTCAGGAGCCTAGAGTTGGGGGATGCATGGTTTGGCAGAAGGGTGCAACATTGTCCGGTTCTGATGGAGCAGGTCATGTCGCGATCGTAGAAAAGATCAACGCCGATGGCTCAATTATCACGAGTGAATCTGGCTGGGGCGGTCCGGTTTTCGTCACAAAGACTCGTTATAAGGGCGATGGGAACTGGGGTGCCGGTGGCGCATACAAGTATCTAGGTTGTATCTATCAGCCTTGATATAGATCGGTAATCAATCGGTTAATGCGAAAGGAGAAATGTTTATGGACAACTATTACCCGCAAACACAGTCCTATGGCAGAAAGCCAGATCCTCCCAGATATGATCTTTGTTTCGTGAAAGGAAGGAAAGGCGCACTTGACTTTGAGATGGGTCCGAACAGTCGAGCCCTATTGCCGGATGCGGATGAGCCTGTTGTATGGTTTGTCTGCACCGATGAACTCGGTCGTAAATCAACCTGCATTGATTACGATATGGTGGCCAGAGTGCATGAACCGGAACCGACCACGCAAGAACTCAAAGAAACTATTGCTAAGCTTACCGCTAAAATCAGTAACTTGGAGGTGCAGTTAGGTGTCGAATCCGTTGATGAAAAATAACGGCAACCCTGGTGCATGGCTTGGTGGAACGCAACCCAATACTCAGCAACCGCTTGTTGTGAGTCCAGAGCTGAAAAAACTATATAACATGTACCAGGCAAGCACTAATCCCCAAGGCTTTATGAAGCAAGTAATGTCTGCCAATCCGGCATTGGAAGCAATGTCGCAGAAGGGCAGCATGAAAGATCAATTCTACGCCGAATGCCAGCGACGTGGGATTAATCCCGATGAATTTCTGGCACAGGTGGAGCGGGGCTTAAAGTAAACTTGAGGCTCCGCTGTCCTCCATTTCTATATTTTTCGATCTTCGAAGGCGAGCGTACGGCGTCTTTGTTGATAAAAATATTTTTAGGAGGAAATACTTATGGGTATCACCAACGAAAACTGCGGATTTGATGACGGCTTGTGGCTATTTGCCATTCTGGCTCTCTTCGGATTCGGAGGCAACGGAATGTTCGGAAACGGTAATCGGGTGGGCGAAGCTTATGCCACTCAGGCGGATATTCAGAGAGCGGTTGATCTGAATTCCATCCAAAAGGGTCAGTCCGATATCGAAAGAGCTATTAGCACTACGGCCAGTGGCGTTATAGGTTCGGTAAAGGACGGGAACTATAATTTGCTTGGTGAGATCAGAGACCTTCAGACCGAAGTCAACCGTGGTTTCACCAACATGCAGGGCTGCTGCTGTGAAATCAAGCAGGGTATTATGGAGAACCGGTATCTTGCTGAGAGAAATACAAAGGATATTGTCAGTGCCATCCGTGAGGAAGGTAATGCAACTCGGACTATGCTCATGCAAGGCGAGAATGCTCGGCTGCGTGATGAGCTTCTTACTGTCCGTGGTGAGCGCAATGAACTGCGTCAGAGCAATTACATCCTCGGTCAGATGGGGCGCTGGACTAGCTATCCTCCCTGCCCTCCTTGTCCTACTCCCTGCGGAATGCAGAGTAATTAAATTCAAAATGGGGGAGGGCTTCGGCTCTCCTCCTAACTATTTTTGAAGGAGGTCAAAGACAATGGGTTGCAACTTTTATGGCCAGTGTGGGAACCAGAGATCTATTGCTAGATTTTACAATCAGACAGTTCAGGCCTTTCCTGCCAATGTAACAACTCCGATTGCGATAAATGCAAATCAGGTTGTTCTTGACGGAAAAGCAATTGTACCTTCGCTGAATAGCTACAGAATCGATAAAACCGGGCTGTATAGGGTATCTCTTGATGCTACTATTCTCGGCACTACTGCCGGCAATGTTTCCATTGAGATGCTTCTTGATGGCACAGCTAATCCTTGCGCAACAAAGACTGTTACGCTTGTTGCGGAAGCCTATACGACGGTACATATCGAGACTGATATTCAGTTCGACCAGGTATGTCGCTGCCAAAATAATACGTCTCATCAAGTCAGCTTTGCCATTGTGAGCAATGGAGGCGCTGGCAATGTTGTGAACGTTTGCAGCAGCGTATCTAAACGTTAGCAAAAGGGGTGCTTTGAGAAATGCTCACATGCGAATATTTCAAGCATGAGATCGATGAAATTCTTAAACAGGATGGATTGGACCGGACATCTCTTGATGTTTTGACAAAACTTCTTGTCACAAAGCATTTCATTGGTATTGAGATGTCGGAATTTACCGAAGAAATGGCGAACATGTGGGTTTCTCACATGAAAAACGCTGACGGTACGACGGGAGCTCATTGGACAATCGACGCAACTACAGCAATCCGTGATAAGCTCGGTTACCAGAGAATCTGCAAATACAAGTTCTGGGCGGTGATGAACTCGCTTTATTCCGATTACGGAAAGAGCCTTGGCAAAACCAACATCACGCCGGAAATCTATGGCGAGCTTACAAAAGATTGGATTGAAGACGAGGATGCTGTCACAGAAAAGGCCGCTGCATACTATACCTATGTGGTAGAGCACAACTAAGGAGTGAATGCAGATGGGCGAACAGCAACTGATTACTTTGATCGTCGCAATGTTCGCGTCAACTGGATTTTGGGCTTTTGTCAGAACTATTTACGAACATCAGTGCGAGAAAAAGAAAGAAGAAAAACATAAGGTAAGTTATGAGCTTGTGAATGACCTACGCAAAGCGCTTCTTGGCGTAATGCATACAATGATATTTTCGCTTGGAACCAGCTATGTACGGCAAGGAACGCTAACACTTGAAGAATATGACAATTTCATGTCTCTGTATGAGCCCTACGAGAAGCTCGGAGGGAATGGCACCGGCAAGAAACTCAAAAATGAAATTGAAAAGATTCAAGTGACTGATGCTCAAACTAATACCTAATTCACGGGAGTCGCCCAGCAGCAACATGGGAGTGTAAATGCATGAAGACTTACTTCTAAGTTAATTATTTGTACACTACTCATACACTGTTGGGCGATTTATCGTTGGAAATAAACCATAAATATAGCTTTCGTTCATCCCGTGCGGATGATAGAGTGGCTAAAATAATGCAGAATAGTTTTAATATTACCAAAAGGCAATGGAATAAACAGAACTTTTAGGCGCATATAATGTTGACTGAAATTACCTCATTCGTACATTATTCCTACAACTCATTTTATTTTTTCAATTTCTTCACGAAGCCAAGATATGGGCCTATCGGTATACACATTCTCTGTTATGTCCGATATATGGTGCCCAACGAGGCGCTTCAAAGCATACTCATTAACGTTTGCTTTTTTCGCCATTGTTACAAACTGCTTTCTACAATCATGCGCCGTATGCACGTTGGAGCACTCAGCTGATGCGATGGTTTGCTTAAAAATCTCTCTATATGTATCGTAATTCAAATGTGTCCTACGTTTCTTTGGTGAGCTAGGAAATAACCATTCACTGTCGGCAGAACTCATCCAGAATTCGTAAAAGATATTTTGTATTCTGGAATGAATCGGGACAATACGGTTTTTTCCTGCTTCTGTCTTGGATCCACCTTTTATAGTCATCATGTCCAAGTCAACGTCGGACCGCTTTATACTTAGCATTTCGGAAGGACGCCACCCCATATAGCATTGAAATACTATCATTTTGGCATATCTATTTGTTTTTGATGCCTGCCAGAGCAAAGCCATTTCTTCGTCAGTAAATGATACATGATGCTTTTCCACATAATTATTTTCCATTGGTGTTTCTTTTGAATAATTTCTTGTCATCAGATCTTTAGAAATGGCATAATCGCATAGCTGGTTCATGGTGCTTCTGATTTTATTTAACGTGCTTGGTGTTGCAATTATTCTTTCCGAATCAATTGTTTTATATGGGATTTTGAATAGTTCACGAATATGGCGAAACCTGAGTGCCTGCACCTCTATCTTATGTATTTGTTCGCAATAGGTCCATGCGTGCATGATATTTTTTAAACTTCTAGGATTTTGCACGTCATGTTCACTTATCCACTGCCTGAACAGTTCGTCCATAGTGATAGAGCTTGTAAGATCAAACGGATTCCTATTATATTCTGTAAGTGCAACGTATGCATCATTGTATGTTGGAAAGTATGCTTTTGGCTTAAGGAGCTTGCAGATTGGCTTTCCGTCATCGTCTTTTCCAACAGTAACCATAACTCTATATGGATTTGCTAGATTCCGGCCTGATATTTTTGTAATCTGACCAAACCCGTTGGGCAATCGCCTATGACCTTGCGGTTTCTTTCTCGGCTTGAAATTATATTTTTCTTCCATTAATGGGTATCCGCAGTTTGGACAAGTGTATGCTTTTTCGCTTATCAAATGTTCACACTCTGGGCATGTTTTTAACATAGAATAGACACCTCCACATAAAAAGTTGCACATTTACCATATGAAGCATTCTACACTAGTTTCGCAAAAATTTCAATTCCTATAATGAACAAAATTTAAGGAGTTGTTTATATATGACTTACAAACAAATCGAAACAAGCAGAGAGATTCGACAGTGGATTGGTCTTGCGGCGAGTGCTGTATTGGCAGCAACTGCGCTGGACAAGGCTTACCCGGATGCGAAAATCAAAGCAAAAAGGTTCGGAAATAATCTGAAAAACAAAGCTGTAAATCTGTTCAAGAAGGAGCGTGAAAAATGAAAACGTTACTTAGCGGAATTGGAAAGGTGATCAAATTCGTATTTGGTACAATCGCAGTCGTAGGACTGTTCGGTTTGCTGATCGGAATGTTGATCGGAATTGCAATTTAACAAAGTGACGGGGCATTACAAACGCTCCGTCTTTTTTATCCTCGCAAAAATTTCAGTTTGTGTAATGAGATGTATGACATCTTACAATAATTATTTTGGAGGTTATTATTATGGAAAACGACGAAATGATTAACGACGAGCAGGAACTGAACGACGTCGAAGTTATCGATGCCGACGAGGTTTGCGAGCAGGAAGACTCTGAGGTCAGCGGAAGCGGACTCGATGGGCTCTCGTTCGCGCTGGGAACTATTGCGACTCTTGTTGTCTTGAAGGGCATCAAGAAGGTTGTGAATAGTGAACCGGTGCAGAACAAGATTTCCACCGTGAAGGCTAAGATCGCTGAACGGAAGGAGGCGAGGGCAGCAGCTAAGGCGGCGAAGAAGCTGAAGGTTGTTGATGCTGAGGCCGTTAATACAGAGGAATCCAAAGAAACCGATAAAAAGGTTAGCGGTAAGTAGTCATTGGACTTAAAAGGGGATCTTTTACAAGGTCTCCTTTTTTGTTTCTACAGCGTTGCGACAGCATTCGATTTGAGAATTGTGTATAGTGGCTTTGAAAGGAGGGCGCAAAATGCAGCATCAAAGTATAAGCGCAAGATCAGTTCCCATCCGAATTGTTGCACGAATCTATGGAAAAGATCCTGCCTGGGTAAGAAAGGGGATTATTGAAGGGTGGCTTCCTATTGGAATAGCAACCCGCGACGGAAAAGAAATTCACAGCATTTCTGAACAGAACTCAAAGCATAGAATCAACTACTACGTCTCACCAAAACTTTTGTATGAACACACCGGATTTATTTGGAGGTATGAAGAATCATGAAAAACCAGCAGAGAGCAGAAGTCAGCAAGAAGAACCCCTGGTACATTCCTAAGGAAAAGTATTACGAGATGCTGTACTTCTCTCGTCAGTATCCCACCATGCGTCAGGAGCTTCGTGACCTGCAAAAGTCTTACCCCTCTATCAATATGAGCGAAAAAGTAGCCAGTTCTGATATTCCTACTCCCACCGAGAAAGCAGCTGAAAGATGCGCTGTGATTAGGGAGAAGATGTCTCTCATCGAAGATACCGCTAAAGAAGCTGGTGACGATATTGCTAAGTGGCTTTTGATTGGAGTCACAACCATGCGCTCCTATGAGTATCTTTCACTCAAAATGGGGATGCCCTTGAGCAGGAGCTCGTATTATGAGCGTTACAGAAAATATTTCTATCTTTTGGCTCAAAAGCGTTGACATTGGCATGGCTGTGAATGTATAATACTTAGGTAAAGGAGGGATAACTGTATGGAGCTTAAGGAATTTGCCTGCCCGAATTGTCACGCCCCATTGACTCCGATTGAGGGTGCTAGGTATATGTTCTGCAGTTATTGTGGGACGAGAATCGTTGTCGATGATATTGAGTATTATCGAGAAGATTCTAAAACCGAACGAGAACGAATTCGGGCAGACAAAGAGATTCAAAAGTCTTCTGTTGAGAAGGGTGCCGAAGTTGAACTTCAAAGGCTTAAGAATGAAAATATGAAAAACAGCACTAAAGGGATGCTGATTTATCTAATAATAGGCGCCGGATTGTTGGTTTTCTTATTTATATATGGCGCCGTCATGAGTGCACTCGGCCTGTAAATCTCCACCACCCACACGACAGTTTCTTCTGTTATAATTATACCATCCACCCGCTGAGAGAAATCTTGGCGGGTATTTCTTTCGCAAAAAATACACCCCGCTTAATGAAATCAGTGAAAGGAGATTTCGTTATGGAAAATAATATTCAAAGCATGATTGATGAGGCAATTGAGGGTGCTATTAATCAGCTCAACCGGCTGGAAAAAGGCTCTCCGGAGTACAACCAAATGGTGGCGAATATAGCGAAGCTCAATGAGCAAAGGCTTAAAGAGGCTGAGCTTGATGCAACTGCTAATTCCAAAGCAATGGAACGTGCTATCGAAGATGAAAAGATGGCTCACGAGAAAGCGCTTAAGGATGAGGAGACGCGTCAGACTAGGATCAAAGCTTATGTGGATTTGGGTAAAAGCATATTGTCCCTTGTGGGTACTGTTGGAGTAAGCCTGGCCATAATGACGTTTGAGCAAACGTCGCCTTTAGTTACCAAGGCTTTCGGCTTTATTCCAAAGCCGAAATTCTAACTGAAGAAGGAGACTGCGTGATTTTTACACGTGGTCTCTTTTCTTCCCGGAGGATTCGCTATGCGCTATCATCATAAATCTGGCTGTATCACATCGTTTATAACCGCTTCTATTTATTCCTGCAACCACCCCATTTATCGAAAATGCACACTCTATAGAGTCGGAGAAAAGGGTCTTGCCGTTATTCAGCAGAGATATGATCCGAAAACAAAATTTACATGGTGGGCAGATATAGATCAATGGCTTGTGGATGAAATATTCTTCCACCCAAAATTTAATGATTTTTTCGAAAAGAATGGTGGTAAAGAGAAGGATGGACTCTATCCAACAGTGGCTGTCAGACAGATTATGTGGCGATTGCGTATGAAACCTCTACCTAAAGAAACTTGGGAGACAGTATTCGACAGATTTCCAATATAATTTATGCTTGATTTTCTTTTGCGGTTTCGTTACAATATAACCACCACAAAAATATAAGGAGGAATCCCTATGTCTAAGAAAATCTATTGCAATTCCTGTGGTTCTGAAATGCGCGTGTTTCTGGATGAGGTCATCTGCGATGATTGTGGTAATTACGGCTGGATCGAAGATGACGGCTCCGTCACCCAAATGGATGATGGTGAATACCACTCTGATGCGGATGAAAACGCAATAGGGACCAGCGATTACGAAGCAGAATTATATTCTGGAAGTCTATATGATGAGGAGGATTAACTCGCAAAAATTTCATACCTCTTAATGAAGAATAAACACTTTATTAGGAGGTTTATATTATGAAAAAGAAGTTTAAAATGTTCTGGGAGGACTATTGTGACCTGTACGCGATCAGTTTGGGATTCCTGAGGAAACATTGGATTGGAGCAATCATATACGCTGTGATATTATTCACGGTATACATGATCTTGGTCTGTTATTCGGTGTGCGGAAGCCTCGACGTAATCGTCGATTGGTTCAAGGATACTTTTGGAGCAGTAAAGCGATTTTTCAAGCGTAAAGTCCATAAGGCATAATTCTTAAAGCGAGAGAGAACTCATTTACGGGTTCTCTCTTATTTTTTTTATTTCGAAAGGAGATTGTTATGCGTATAAATCTAAGTAGGGTCAGCAAAGCCATATCGAAGTCCATTCCGCATATCTTTACCGCGGCCGGGATTATCTGGTTTGGCATCTCTGTGGGTTCCGCATACTCAACAGGGAAGAAAATGCAAAAGACTGATATTTCCATCAAAAATGAGGATGACGTCAAAAAGCTTGTGAAGACAGCGCTCCCAACAGTTGGAAGTTTTATGGTCGGAACAGCTTGCGTAATTATGTCCGATGTATGCAGCGCAAGAATCATTCGAGCCTCCAATATCGCGTATAAGCGGCTCGCTGCTAATTTTGCAGAATACAAGGCCGCTGTCATCGGTGCTTGCGGTGCAGGGGCAAACGAGTTGGCAATGAAGAAAGCTGCTGAGACTCACGCTCCAGATACTGAAGAAAAATTAGAGGCCGGATACTACCATTTCTACGATGCTTTCTCCAGAAACGATTTTGTGGCAAAGATGGAAAATGTCATCGCTGCGGAATATGAAATTAATCGGCAATTAAGTCGAGAAGGTTTTGTATCTGTCAACGATTTCTATGAACTGCTTGAAATCAACCACATTGCAGGAGGCAATGAGCTCGGCTGGGATGTCGGTGAATTGGCTGATTATTGTGGCGAATATTGGCTTGAGTTCATGAATGTCGAGCATGTCGAGGAAGATGGTACTAAGTGGTATTCTATTCATTATGCTTACGATCCATGTGTGGATGGGATCATTGACTGTGACGTAGATTGGGTGACAATCAGGGAAATGGTTAACAGATCCGGACAGACTGTTCTCCCGGAACAGCTTGGCCTAGATTCGCAAAAATTACAGCCGTGACAATGAAGGAGGTGAACTTCATGTTTAAGAATCTGACGAAAGGAGAACTCGTTGGTGTGATTGGAAGTGCTATTCTGACTGGCTTGGGAACTCTGCTGTTTAATGCAGTTGAGCTGACAAGTGCAAAGAAGGAAGCGCGAGAAATCGCCGCCGGGGATTCCGAAGAAACAGAAGAAGTTGAAGAATAACGTTTACCCAGCACAAAGGGAGGCTATGTGATATTTTCACATGGCTTCCTTTTTATTTTGCCGAAAGGAGAAAGAAATGTCGCATATTAAAGCAAGACTCGAAGAGATCAGGGAAATTATGGAAGTTTTCAGCGGTGATGAATTGAGGGACAAACTCCGTGCATCATTTGGCTATTCTGACGCCGAGATTTCAGAAATTATTTCATATTATGGGAGGAACGATCTGTGAAATTTAAGATTTCGCCGAAAGGAATCATCAATGCAACGAACAAATTTATTGGCGCCCATGCGCACGAGATTCTGGCTGCCGCTGGCATCTCTTCGTTTATCACGGCAATTATATTTGCTGCTAAAGAAGCTCCTGCCGTGCAAAAGGATATTTGCAAAGCCGAAGAGGAAAAAGGCGAATCGCTGACAACAGTTGAGACGATCAAGATCGGTGCTAAGCACTATATTCCGGCAGCAGTGACCGCTGTTTGTGGCGCGGCTTGTGTGATTGGTGCTACCGTCCTCGAAAACAGAAAACTGGCAGCAATGCTCACTTTGTGCCAGGTGACGGAGGATAACCTTGCTTCTCTGAAAGAGCATCTCACCGAGTCGATCGGTCCCAAGAAGACGGAAAATCTCATTGAAGAGGTTGCGGCAAAGAAAGTGGCCGACACGAATCTTTCGGATGAAGATGTCGTAAAGACGAAATACGGCGAGAGTGTCTTCTATGACCCATGGTCTGGTCGATTCTTCGGTTCCACCAAAGACAGAGTGGAAAGAGCCGTTGCAAACATAAATCTTCGCTTGACTGGGTGCGATTTCGTCTATCTGAATGAGTTCTATGATGAACTTGACCTGGCGAACACCAATCTTGGCAACTATTCCGGCTGGTCGAGCAGACTTGGCGAGAATTTGAACATGAATTGGGGGTATGGTCCGACAATGGATGGTCGCTCCTGCGCAGTCCTTGACTATACGATCTTCGCAGACGGCAATATTCGTAAGATGAGTGGTGTCAGTGAGGTTCTGATGTAAAGGAGGGTCTTATGGACGAAACAAAACAAAGAAAGAAGCTTGAACCGGTCATCTCCGGAGGGGCTGAGATCAAAAAGAACACCGATCCAACGGTTCTCGTCGGAAAATTTCTATCCGATGGCATCAAGACGGCTGGCAAATCCATGATTGGGGATGTCTTGTTTCCACAGTGCAAGTTAGCGGTTTATAATGCCCTGATTAACGGATTGAATGTCCTGTTCTGGGGACCTGGTGGGCAGAAGAAGCCAATCTCAACCACTGGATTGGGTACAAGAATCAATTATTCTGGCAACGGTGGCGTAAAATCAATCGGGCAAAATCAACCAGCCAAGAATCAATCTACCGGCGTTCTTGACCCTGAAGACGTTACATTCGAAACAAGAATCGACGCTCAGACGGTGTATGACTCCATGATTGATATCATCGGTCAATACGACCGGGTTAGCTTGGCTGAATTCCTTGAGCTCGCAAAAGTGCCAAATGACAACTTTACGTATCAGAAATACGGTTGGGCAATGCTGCCGCCGGCTGATATTCGCAGACTTGGGAACGGACGATACTATATCCGTTTACCGAAACTTCAACTTATTTAGGAGGGAACAACAATATGAACTTCAAAAATGTAGGAATGGTAGCACAGCGGTTTGGTAAAGCTACCATGAAGACTCTTGAGCACTATGCTCCTAAGATCCTTGTTGGTCTTGGGATTGCTTGCTTTGGTAGCGCGACCATCGTTGCGTGTAAGGCAACTACAAAACTCGCACCTACCATGGAAGAGATCAATCATGATATTTCTGTGGCAAAGGCGATTGAGGCAAACGACGCTGACGCCGAAAAGCAGAAGAATAAGGAAATCACAAAGGCTTATATTTCCGGCGGGGTAAAGCTGGCAAAGCTTTATGGAACTGCCATTGCGCTGACTGCGTCTGGTGCGGCTTGCGTTCTTTCCGGTAATCATATTATGACGAAGCGGTATGCAGGAGCTGTTGCCGCCCTTACGTCCACCGAGAACATGTACAATACCTATCGTCAGCGTGTCATTGAGGAATGCGGCGAGGAAAAAGATATCCAGTTTCAGAACGGTATTAAAGAGGTCGTTGAGTCTGTGCCTGTGCTGAACAAGGATGGTTCTCCGAAGGTCGACAAGAACGGTGAAGTTAAGACTGTTGAGAAGAGATCTTTTCAGCAGACAAAAAGCGCCAATATATATTCCCGCATGTTCGAGGAAGCAACTACCAGAGCATGGGATCCCAGTCCCGAATATAATCGCAGTTCTCTTAAGTTGAAGGAGAACTTTTTCAATCAGCAGCTCCATTCTTGGGGATATATCACTCTGAACGAGATTTATCGTCAGCTTGGCTTCCCGACAACCTCTTATGGTCAGGACGTTGGTTGGATTATCGACGACGAGACGCCTCATGCGGTTGTTGACCTTGGACTGTATGATGTTGATCCTGAGCAGGGTTGTATGAAGATCGATGCCATGGATGCCTTCACGAATGCGATTCTTCTGACGTTCAATGGCTGCCGGTATATCAAGGATAAGATCTTCAAGTATCAGCGCTACTTTTGATGTTTGCGATGATGCTGGAAAAGATCTATGGTTACGAAGATGAAAGGAGATAAATATGAGTTTTAAGGAACCTTTGTGCTTTCTTGGTGGCTTGATTGTCGGAGGCGCTATTGGCGTTCTGGTTATGCGTCGACGCTGTGACGAGCAAGTGAACCAGGCTTATGAAGAGTCCAGATCGTATTACAATAAAAAGCTTGCCGAGGTTAGCGCAAAAAATCGCAACAAGCCTGCACCCGCTGAGATTGTCAAGAGCATTGTAAAGGATGATACTGAGCCAGTAGTTGTTCAGAAGAATCCTGAGAAGACGGATTATACCGCGTATTCTACGATTACGAAGGAGGATCCTGTCGACCCAGTGCCGGTTGAGTCCAAGCCCGAAGAAACTGAGGAGCCGTTTGTACTAATCTCTGATGAGGACTATATGTATGACCATGACTACGACAAGATGACAGTCGTGGTGTATGCGGATGGCACTTTGGCACGGGATGATGACGATGATATCCTTGACGTTGACGAGACAATCGGAGCTGGTGTATACAATGCTGCACTAAATAGCGGGAATCCGTATGATGCCATTTACGTCCGCAATAAAGATCGTCAGATTGACTATGAGGTCGTCACGAACGATAAAACCTATACGGAGCAGACAGGAGTGTTCCTTGGTGGGGAAGCGAGGGATTAATGCATGAACCCAATTGAATATGAGTACCGAGAATGGCTTGTATCATTGGCGTTCGGGTTGTGCGAAGGCTTTGGTGATTATAGAGAGCTATTCGAGTATTTATATTCTCGGGAGTTCGTGTGGATCATCGATCGCGACCGCAACCGAGCTGCCGATGGGGTATGCCTAAGAGATACCTTTGCTGATATTTACCAATACCAGAACATTCGAAGCTATTTGATCGCACCATGCAATATGCTGGAACTTATGATATCCGTTGCCGATCGGTCCGAAAAGCAATTTATGTCCGATGCTGAGCTTGGCGATAGGACAGGAATGTGGCTCTACGAGATGCTGAACAGTCTTGGCATAGCCGATCTGACAGATGGATATTTTAATGAAACAGTGGCCAGGAGGGCGATTGATGTTCTCCTGGCTCGCTCATATTGCAGGAACGGGCGTGGTGGACTATTTACCGTTAGAAATCGTAACGTTGATATGCGAAAAGCCGAAATTTGGCACCAAATGAACTGGTTTCTGGATGAGGTGAACGAGTCTATGGACGTGTAAAGTATAAACTGAAAGGAGAAATAAAGTCGATGCTGGACTTTCTGAGGGTTGCCACGCGACAGCCCAAAAAGGGGGTTCTCGAAATCTACCCCAAATTTATATATTGTCCAAGCTCTGATCTTATGGTGCGTGGCGGCGATTTCTACGCAATCTGGGATGCTGAAAAGAATCTCTGGTCTACAGATGAAAACACGGCTGTAAAGTTGATCGATGCTGAACTGGAAAAATTTTACAAAGAGCACAAGAGCGATTATTCGGATTTCTATGTGCAGGTCATGTACATGTGGGATACGGATAGCGGTTCCATTGACAAATGGCATAAGTTTGTTCAGAAGCAATGTCGGGACAGTTTTCATCCCCTTGACGAGGCTCTAACATTTGCTAATGACACTGTAACAAAGGAGAGCTATGTAAGCAGACGCCTACCATATTCCTATGAATCTGCACCAACACCTGCCTGGGATGAAATCATCGGAACATTATATTCTCCAGAGGAACGGATGAAGCTTGAATGGGCAATCGGTGCAATCGTCACAGGAGAATCCAAAAAGATTCAGAAGTTTATCGTCATGTATGGTGCACCTGGAGCGGGTAAAGGTACGATCATAAATATTATCCAGCTTCTTTTCGAAGGGTATTGTGCAGCTTTTGACGCTCAGGCTCTTGGCAATCCGAATAGTTCTTTTGCTCTTGAATCGTTCCGGTCCAATCCCCTTGTTGGTATCCAGCATGATGGAAACTTGAGTAAAATCGAGGATAATACTCGTCTCAACAGTCTTGTTTCTCATGAAGTAATGACTGTTAACGAGAAATTCAAGTCATCATATCCTGCCAGATTCAACACATTTCTATTCATGGGTACCAACAAGCCGGTACGGATCACTGATGCAAAGTCGGGTATTATTCGGCGCCTGATCGATGTATCGCCAAGTGGAAATCGGATTCCAGCAGAACGTTATTATAAGCTCATGAACGATGTCAAATTTGAACTTGGTGGAATTGCGGCACATTGTAAAGAAGTATTTGAGGCCGATCCGCGTCGTTATGACGAGTACATTCCTCTGACCATGATGGGTGCATCAAACAGCTTCTATAACTATGTGCTTGACAATTACGACAAATTCAAACAGGATGATGGAATCTCCATGAAGCAGGCTTGGGAACTCTATAAGAACTACAATGCTGAGGCGAATGTGGCGTATGGATATTCTCAAATGCTGTTCAAGGAGGAACTTAAATCCTATTTCAAGGAGTTTCATGAGAGATTAACGCTGGAAAACGGTACTCGCGTTTGGAATTATTATCGAGGGTTTCTTAGCAAGAAATTCGAGATGCCTGAATCGGACCATGATCTTGACATTTCTGAAGTTAATTTCCCAATGAACTGCACTGAATCCCTGTTCGACAAGGAGTTTGCAGATTGCCCTGCCCAATATGCCACACAATCGGGAACGCCATTAAAAAAGTGGGCGGATGTTACAACAAAGCTGAGTGATATTTCAACAAATCTCTTGCATTATGTAAACATCCCGGAGGATCGAAATGTTGTATTTATCGACTTCGATCTGAAAGACCCCCAGGGAAATAAGTCATTTAAGCTGAATGCAGAGGCAGCGAGTAAATGGCCTAAGACTTATGCGGAGCTCAGTAAAGGAGGTGAAGGAATCCATCTTGTGTACTATTACACAGGAGATGCATCCAAGCTGAGCGCCTTATATTCTCAAGATGTTGAGATCAAAGTCTTTACGGGCGGGAGTTCCATGCGACGCAGGCTTAGCAGATGCAATGATATTCCTATTGCCACAATCAGCTCCGGATTACCAATAAAGGAGGAAAAGAAAGTGGTCGATTGGAAAGGCTTCACTGATGAAAAGCACCTTAGGGCTTGTATTGCACGAAATCTTCTGAAGAAGAATGTCCCATACACAAAGCCAAGCATCAACCTGATTTATGAAGATCTTGAGAAAGCTTATAAGTCTGGAATGGTGTACGACGTGACAAACATGATTCCGGATATTCAGGCATTTGCCCTTCGGAGTACCCATAACTCTCAATATTGCCTGAAGAAGGTTTCTGAGATGAAGTTCAAATCCGAAGATGAGTCAGTCTGTGTCGATGCAGTTGGCGATAAGCTGGTATTCTTCGATGTGGAGGTCTTCCCGAACCTACTCGTGGTGGTCTACAAACCCAGGGGTGAACCTTGTGTCCGTCTGATCAACCCAACTTCCGATCAAATCGAACTTCTGTGCAAAATGCGTCTGGTTGGTTTCAATAACCGGGATTATGACAACCATATTCTTTATGCCAGAATGATGAAATACTCCAACGAGGATATTTACAAGCTTTCTAAGAGTATCATCAAGGAGAAGCGCGGTAAATTTGGCGGGGCTTATAACCTGAGCTACACCGATATTTATGACTTCTCTTCGGATAAGCAGAGCCTTAAGAAGTGGGAAATTGCGCTTGGCATTCATCATTTGGAGCTTGAATTCCCATGGGACGAGCCAGTACCGGAGAAAGATTGGGGCAAAGTCGCCGAATACTGCGAGAACGACGTGGTTGCTACCGAAGCGCTGTTTGACTATCTGGAGCCTACTGACTTCCTCGCTCGTGAGATTCTGGCAGACCTGGCTGGTATGTCCGTCAACACTAAAACCAATGACCTGACTGCTCAGATTATATTTGGTGCGGACAAGAAGCACACTCAGCTGGTCTATACCCACATGGATACTGGCGAACAGGAGCTTCCGCCTGGTGTTGAAGGGTCTAAGGAGATCAATTCCTTCCCCGGATATGAGTTTAAAGACGGGAAGAACATGTTCCGTGGCGTTGACCTTGGTCGAGGCGGCTGGGTCTATGGCGATCCAGGAATCTATCTCAACGTGGCTCTTCTGGATATTGCTAGTATGCATCCAAATTCTGCAGTTGCACTAATGTTCTTCGGTAAGCACACAGAAAACTTCAAGCAACTCTTGCAGGCTCGAATTTACATCAAACATAAGGACTATGAATCTGCAAAGAACCTGTTTGGTGGAAAGCTTGCAAAATATTTGGATGATCCGAAGATGGCAAAGAAACTTTCTAAAGCTTTGAAGATTCCGATCAATGCTGTGTATGGTCTTACTTCTGCCAGGTTTGAGAACCCGTTCTATGACAAACGGAATGTCAATAATATTGTGGCTCTGCGTGGTGCACTGTTCATGAAAACTTTGTTTGACGAAGTTACCGCCAAGGGCTTCAGGATAATCCATGTCAAGACGGATTCCATTAAGATCGCCGAGGCTACTCCTGAAATCATCCAGTTCTGTATGGACTTTGCTAAGAAATATGGTTACACTTTCGAGCACGAGGCAACCTATGAGAAGATTTGTCTTGTGAACAATGCTGTATATGTGGCAAAGGCAGCTACTCCTGAGTGGTGTCAGCAGACGTATGGATATTTGCCGGAAGAGAATGAACCTACCTATCTGGAAGAAAATGGTTATTGGACGGCAACGGGTACACAGTTCCAGGTTCCATACGTGTTCAAGACGCTGTTCTCTAAGCAGCCAGTTGACTTCGAGGACAAATGTGAGGTGAAATCGTCCAAAGAAGGCGCCTTATATTTGGACTTTAATGAAGGAATGCCTGAAGGAGAACATAGTTATCGATTCGTCGGTAAGGTTGGTCAGTTTACTCCTATGAAAAACGGTGCTGGTGGAGCAAAGCTACTTGCAAAACGTGAGGATAAGAAGACCGGAGAAACCAAATATGTCAACGCACCTGGCGCTACTGAATATCGTTGGATGGAATCCGAGATGGTTCGAATTTCCAATAAAAAGAATTTGGTTGACGAAAACTTTTATATTTCTCTCGTGGATGATGCAAAGGCTGCTGTCAGCAAATACGGGGACTTTGAGTGGTTTACAAGCTGATATTTGAAAGGAGAAACATATGTTGAAAGAAAAAGCACAGGATACAGTCGGTGAAATCGCCGTAGAAGGTGTCAAGGCCAAGATTAAAAAAGACCTTAAGGAAAATTGGAAGGACTATGCGCTCGTGGCAGCCGGAATCATCGGAGCTGTTGCAGGCGTTAATCTTTTGTTCAACTTTATCAATCGTCCGGTAGCAAGCCGGAGTAACATTCATTTTTATATTCACATTGTTTAAAAAAAGGAGCTAAATAATTATGGAAAACCTCAAGATTGAAAACGCATCTATTGTCTACAAGAACTTTTCCGGAACCCGGGACGAATACCATCCCGGACGCAGAACCTTCCACGTGATTCTCGACGAGGATGAGGCCGCAGCACTGGAGGCTGATGGCTGGAATGTTCGCCATAAGCCTAGCAAGGCAGATCCCAGTGTAATGTTCCATACTCTCCCTGTTGAGGCTCGGTTCGATAACTATCCTCCCAAGATTGTTATGATCGGCGAGTCCAGCAAGAAGGTGACCTTCCTGGATGAAACCACCGTCGGCCAGCTGGACAGTGCAGCGATTAAGACGATCGACCTGATGCTTAGTCCCAGCAAGTGGTCTGCTGCTGGTCGGACTGGAATTAAGGCGTATTTGAAGACCGCATACGTCACAATCGAAGAGGACGACTTGGATCTCAAGTACGCCGCGTTGCTTGAAGATGCCATGAGCAAAGCTGGTGAGTTTAATCCGGCTCCTGGCGACGATGACGAAAATGCGCCGTTCTAAGGAGGGTTTAATGTGCAGTCTTATGATGACTATATCGATCAGGATGTAAATATGCAGCCTTATGATGACTATATCGATCAGGATGTAAATATGACGGAGCCAGTGGATCCGGTAAACCATCCGTCACATTATACCTCTAGCGATATTGAGTGTATCGATGCGATTGATGCCTGTGTCTGCAACTATAAGAGCCCAGTTCATGCTGGTCTTGTGTGGCAGGTCATCAAATACCTCTGGAGAGCGCCGTTGAAGGGAAACTATAACGAAGATATCCGAAAGGCTAAGTGGTATTTGGATAGGCTGGTGACAAAGCTTGGCCCTGATAAAGCTGTATGACCATCAACTGAAATCGCTTGAGAATATTACGAACGGTTGTATTCTCTGTGGTGGTGTTGGAAGCGGAAAGTCCATAACAGCAATCGCTTGGTATTACCTGCTTAATGGTGGTCAAATGTCAACTCTTACAGGAGGGTCCTACAGTAAAATGCGGGATCCTCCCAAGGATCTTTATATAATCACGACTGCCCGTAAACGGGACACAAAGGAATGGGAATGTGAGTTAATTCCTTTTCTCCTGGCTACAGACAAGACCAACTTCTATTCCAATAAAGTTGTTGTAGATAGCTGGAACAACATCAAGAAATACACAAATGTTACCGACGCCGTATTTATATTTGATGAACAGCGAGTTGTCGGTTATGGCGAATGGACACATGCATTTCTTGATATAACAAAAAAGAACCAGTGGATTCTTTTGTCGGCTACACCAGGGGATACTTGGTCGGATTATATTCCCGTATTTATCGCCAATGGGTTTTACCGAAATAAAACACAATTTAATGCTGATCATGTGATATTTAAGCCATATTCCAAATTCCCGCAAATCGACCGTTATATAAATGTTCAGCGCCTGATTCGGCTTCGGAATCGAATTCTTGTTGATATGGATTTCATCCGGGATACTGTACGAAATAATATTGATATTTTTTGTACCTATGACATTGCAGGCTACAAGAAGATTACAGAGACCCGGTTTAATCCATACACAGAAGCTCCTATAGGGAATATTTCCGAACTATGCTCTGTTTGGCGAAGATGTGTAAATGAAGATCCATCAAGAGTTGAGAAAATCCTTGATATTTGCCGCCATAGGCCGAAAGTTATCATCTTCTATAATTTCGACTACGAGCTGGATATTCTCAAGGAAATTCCTTATGAAGATGGAACCGTCATTGCCGAGTGGAACGGTCATAAGCATCAGGAAATACCTGATAGTGATCGATGGGTTTACCTAGTCCAATACAATGCTGGTGCTGAGGGATGGAACTGCATAAAAACCGACACAATTATATTCTATTCCCAGACCTATTCTTACCGGTGCTTAGAGCAATCTATGGGGCGAATTGACCGCCTAAATACGCCATATCACAATTTATATTACTATCATCTTAAGAGCCGAGCGCCAATCGATATCGCCATCGCACGGTCGCTCAGAAGCAAAAAGAAATTCAACGAAACACGTTATGTATCCTCTATGGATAAAGTGAAAGGAGTAACAAATTATGCGAAAGCATCTTCGTAACATTGCTCGTAACAACATGAGAAAGGCCGGAATTCGTCATTTCAACCGTCACAGAGGTGCTGATGGCAAGCGGACGGACAGCTACTTTGCAACGAACTGGAGGGATTGGGTCAATGCCTGATATTATCCAGGTTGAGGTTGATTTCGAGTCCCATTGCAAACTCTGCAAATACAAGGATGTTCTTCAGTCCGATGAGCCTTGCACAAGCTGCTTGGAGCAGTTCTGGAATTGGGGTTCAAGCAAGCCGGTAAACTTTAAGCTCGCGAGTAAGAAGGACTCTGTGCGCTCTAAGCGGGCGAATAAAGGTTGATCTCGCAAGATTTTCTATTCATATAATAGAAAGGAGGCAATTTGCCTATGAAATCTATTAATCAAATCTTTTATTACGGTCTCGGAGGACCAGACAAGAACTATAAGGTTCTTAACTATGAATTTATAGTGAGCGAAAACTACTCAATCTGGTTGGAGAAGCGAGTGATTGAAGACATGATGAACAGGAATCCTGGCATCGAAGAAATCTACGCTATCGACAACCGGAGAGGGTTAAAATGGGACTTTGCAGAATCCATAAAGGAGGGATCTGTAGAATCTTGTCAGATCTTCAAAGACATCCTAAGAAGGGAAGGAAAAAAGGTTTACCCGGCAAATAAGTAATCCTAAAATTAGGAACCTGGTGTTTTTACATCGGGTTCCAATTTTTATATTTTCAAAAGGAGTGCATAAATTGGGATACTCTATTGAACTGGTAAGAAAGTCAATGCCTAACATCGGAGATCACAAGCATGGCGGAATCGTTGATTATGTACATCGCGACAATTTATGGTATCGGATCAAGAAGCCCGACGGAACCACTGAATCATTTAAGCTTCCAAATTCTGAATCCAAAACAATGTACTATAACGAACTACGCATGGCACGGAGACTTTTTAATGTCAACACTCCTGGCGTGAGATGCCCATGTAGAGTTGTTGAGACTAAAAAGGAATATGCATCTTTTGCCGAGTGTTCAAAAGATATTGGCTGTAGTCCATGGACTGTTAAAAATGCGGCTGATATTGGGAGAAAGGTTCTCGGAAAGTACACGATAGAGAGGCTTAAATAATGGAAATTCAAAAGATTGTAATTCGAAGACCCGTAAGCACCGATGACAAACTTAAAGGTCTTGCGATTATTATGTCTATTGATATGACCAAATTTCCAAAAACAATCGATACGATTAAGTCACTGCCATTTGATAAGCAGCGTGAGGTATTCTACACTGCGGTTAAAATCGACCGCGCAGCAAGGCTACTGGGATTTCTCAGTGTGCAGGATATGACCACGTTTATTGACATGTACGGACCAGATTCACTACTTTAATAAAGGAGAATGATATTTATGCAAATATGTATCGGAAAACGCATTTATGGTAGAAACAAATTCAGATGGTTTTACAGTCCTATGCTCAAGCAAAACATGAAATCAGGCGGGATTATTATATTTTGGTGGCTTGGACATAACTGGTATTTTTGTCTGAAGAAAACAAACGGAAAGTGTGTATTCGAGAACGGTAAGTATGTTTGGAATAAGAATAAACTGTAAAATGAGGATTTATAATGGCTGGAATTAATATAAAATTTTCCCCTTCTCCAAGGCTTTGTGAAGTCGGTGGCGAACTTGGATATTTTCACCTCTGGGAACAATGGGCCAGTGCCATTGATGCCAGTCCGCTTCATGATGGGCATCCTGCTGGTCTGATTGGACAGGTTTATGGTGTCGTCGAGTTCAAGGACGGGGTACGTCGTGTTGATCCAACAAAGATCAAATTCTGCGATGAAGAAAGTGCGAACCTCCATGCACTTGTAAAGTACAGTGAGGCGTTAAAAAAGGAGAATGATACTTTATGAGTAAAGTTGAATATGACCATGACATCGATATCGTAAATATTGAAGTCTTTCAGAGATTTGGAGTTGAAGCTTCTTCCGTACCGCGTCATCGATGCGTGATATGCAAGAAGCCTGTAAGTATTGATGATTCATACAGTTTCGGTGGGCACATGCTGATTTGCATCGGGTGCTTTTATAAGCACTTTGATGGCGAACTTCATAAGGTTAATGAGTGGAAAAATGAAGAAGATTTGGAGGAAAAATAATGTCAAAAGAATACGATGCTTACTTGAATAATCATAGGTTCAATGTTTCCAGAGGATACAATTGGCTTTATAAAAATCTACCAGCGATTTTTGACGGCATGGATGAATATCCTGCAACACTGTGGCTACATCATGACGAGTCGAAGAATGACCCCGATGAATACAACGCCTATGATAGCTATTTCTATGGAAAGAACCGCTCCTATGGGGTCGTAATGGCATTCAAACAGGCGTGGCTTAAGCATATTCACCGAAATCCGCACCATTGGCAGCATTGGGTGCTGATTAACGATGAACCAGAGGAAGGCGAAGTCATCCTTGAAATGCCCTACGAGTACATTATCGAAATGATCTGCGACTGGTGGTCTTTCAGCTGGGCGAAAGGTGACCTGACAGAAATTTTCTCTTGGTATGGCCAGCACTCAAAGTATATTAAGCTTGCACCCAAAACTAGAAAAACGGTTGAAACTATTCTAAAGAAGATTCAAGAAAAGCTTGAAGAAAACGAAAAAGGAGAATAATATGGGCCAACACAAATATAATCCTACTGCTATAGCAGCAGCGAATGGCGAGCTTCCACCTAAACCTAAGAAACTTGGTAAACGAAAAAGTGAAAGGCTGCTAAAGCAAATGATTTGTGCAGAGATGTATAACAGAACTGGCATGGCACCGCCTCCTAATGGAGTAATTGTGGTTCGAAAACCTGACTCAGAATAAAAAAGGAGAATGATATTTTATGCTGAAAATTGAAAACACTGAGGTTATGGGATGGGAGGCAACCATCAGGGGCATGCGGAACCCGATGAATTCTTGGGATATGAGCGATAGCGGTTACGTATATGATGACCAAGTAACATCAGAACATATTGTTGCTGAGGATGGGGGTGGAATACCTTTTGTTATTGGTACAAATGACCAAGATCTCATGAAGCGCCTTCGCAACGCCGGTACAGACCATCGGAAGTTCATGCGGATGATTGCGGTGTACGTCGATATTACGGCACCTCTGTATTGGTGGAAGGAGTTCGACACCTATAAGGTTGGTACTGTAGCTAACTCATGCTCCACGATGCATAAGATTGCAGATAAGGAGTTTACGCTGGGTGATTTTAGCTGTGAGCATCTCTTTGATTTAATGATAGGCAACATAGAGTTTCTCCCCACTGAAATTTTGGAGAACACCATCGTTTGTCTTAATGAATGTCGCAAAAGATATTTGAAAGCCCTCAAAACTAAAAATCCGTCGGTTCCTGCTAAAGAGTATTGGTGGCAGATGATCCAACTGTTGCCTAGCTCCTACAACCAGCGCCGGACAGTCATGCTGAACTACGAGGTTCTGGCCAATATTTACAAATCTCGCAAGAACCACAAGTTGGATGAGTGGCATATACTTTGCGATTGGATCAGAACACTGCCATGTTCTCAATTGATCACTGGAGAGTTTGATAAAATGGAGGATATCAATAATGACAAAAATGCGTAAAACATTCATTATCATCGCCCTGATATTTGTTTTTCTCCTTGGAGCGTGTTGTACGGTCGAGGTTGAAGCGGCCCAAGATAATCCGATAAAAATCTGGCCGGAAAATGAAAATGGTCCATATAGAACTCTATGTGTTGCCGATGAAGAAACTGGTGTCAATTATATTGTGACCGCCATTGAAGCATATGGTAAGTGGTACGGCATCGCTATTACTCCTCGCTACAATAGCGATGGCAGTTTGTATACAAGCAAGTGAGGAGGCACTTATGAGACTTTGCGAAGTAGAAGGAGATAAAAATGACGTTTGACCGATTCAAAGAAGACGGAAGAACAATCTGTATCCAATTTGAATGCTATAGATGTAAACAAATTGCCTATAAGACCATGGAAGAATGTCGCCCGAAGGACCGTGAGCCGACTTTTCTAAGGGATATGGAACCTCCAATTGGCTGGGGAAATACTGAGCGATATGGACGTCTTCTTTGCCCGGAGTGTAAGCAAAAATTCGATGCATTTATGAAGGGAGAACCGGTGGAATGAGGCGTAAAGTAAAGGAGGATATTTTATGATTGCAAGGAAATGCGATCGATGTGGTTCATTTTATATTCCTAAGGACGATATGAGAACGTATGTAGTTGGTAAGAAATCTTTTGTCAACCCACTAATAGATTTATGTCCCGAATGTCATGACGATCTTATCACGTTTATGGCGAATCCGGATGTAGTGCGCGTGTATTTAAAGCATAAGGGGGAGAAGGAATGAAACGAAAAACGGCCATTAAGAGACTTATGGGCTATGGGATGAGCAGAAATGAAGCGAATAAGAGACTTATCGCAGCTCACTCCTTGGAACTGCCAAATCGTGTTGCTGTTTTCTTCTCATATCTCATGATACAAGAGCAGATTCCTATTTGTCAAGAAGTCTGTCCAAGTCCAGGCAGTTCAATGGACTTGGGATAATTACGATTGAGGAGGTAAAACAATGACTGAACGAACTGTAACCATTAGAGGCAGAGAAGAGGACGTTGCTACTATACTTAGGCTCCTTAGGCATATGGAGTATCTTGGAAACGTTGGAGCAAGCAGAAACCTCCTCGTACGGGTCGACGGAGATGGCTCTGGTCGAATCCGTGTGACGGACGAAAATGGAGAGAAGCTAGATAATTTCCATTATAACACAAAACAAAATCTTGATATGGGTGCTATTGTTGGCGTTTATGATATCGGTTAAAAGGAGAATGATATTTATGCTAATCAAAAGAACTTGGACAAGATATGACCGGAATACTTTTACGAAATATTATTACACAGGATATTTTCTATTTGGGCTCATTCCGATCTTCATCGATCGGGATGCATTCAGGTATGTTTAAGATGTTAAAAAGTCTGAAGTTTACTAATGAGAATTATTAAGTAAGGCGATAGGGAGAAAAGCATGGAAATTAAAAATGCAAAAATTCGTTCCACAATGCTTGGACGAGAAGATCATGGAATTATGACATTCATGATTTACATTAACACAAACAGTTTCACTTGTGGCGTCGGAGGATATTGCCTTGACGAATTCAACTCTGCTACTCAGACGAGAGTGTTCCGAGCTGAGTCCATGGAAGCGATATCTAAGGTCTTGGAGGTAGTTGGCGTTGATAAGTGGGAGGACCTTCCTGGAAAGTATATTCGCTTCGAGGATAACGGCTGGGGTTCTACAATAACCAAGATTGGCAATATCATCGAGGATAAATGGTTCGATTTGAAAGAATTCTTTGGAAAGGTTGGTTGATATTTATGAGTAGACTCGAAGTACCAAAGCCTTGTCCATTTTGTGGCGGACGATCCATTATTGATGTGTGCATGGATAGGATGTATATTCGACCATACCATAAACGAACTTGCAATATGAAGTATTTGGACACTTGGCTTATATCTAGTATGCCAATTGAAAAGCAGATAAAAATTTGGAATAAAAGATACTGATTTAATTTGGTTTGAATAATTTATATTTTTGAAAGGAGAAAAACTAAATGAACATCTTGGAATGGGCAAAAAGAGAAATTGAAATTGCATGTAAGCGTGAGCGCGGCGACAAAAATCCTAATGAATGGGATTATGGCGTTGCGTGTTATGAAAGTGCGTTTAAGGCGTACAAAAGCCTTATGGAAGATGAGCATTCTGGTTGCAGCATTGGAATTACAATGAATATTCTTAACCGACTGGTCCAAGGTAAACCGCTAACGCCTATCGAGGATACGCCTTATATTTGGCACGAAGTTGGATTCATTAACACCGGTCTTGTTAAGAATTTACAATGCAGCCGTATGGGTTCTTTCTGGAAAGATATTTACCCAGATGGAACTGTTAAATATGTCGACAACGACCGTGTAATTGCTTATTGCATAGATCACCCAACGGTTGGTTGGCATAGTGGAATGATCGTCCATCTTATTCATGAAATGTTTCCGATCACCATGCCTTATTGCCCTGAGAACAATCCTTATAAGGTTTATATGTATCAGGGTCTTACAGATCCTAATAATGGTGATTGGGATACTACTGCGGTCTTATATGTCATAAAACCCGATGGCGAACGTGTGGAGATCAATAGATATTTTGATCAAACTGGTGAGACCAGAGAAATCACAAAAGAAGAGTATCAGGAAAGAGAGAAGCATTTCGTGAATCAGGGACATGAGAAATTTAAAATCATATAATTAAAAGGAGAATGATATTTATGGCAGAAAAACAAAAAGAAAGCACAAGAAATATCGCATGTAGGATCCGATTGAATGAGGACGAAAATAACATCCTCGATAAGATCTGCAAAGAGACTGATTCTACAAAATCGGATGTTATGCGCAGTGCTTTAGCAGCATATTATAAAGAAATGGTGCTAAAGCCAGCACAAAAAACAAGTGATATTCTGGATAATGCAGAAATACAGGGCTATCTCAACGGCTTTGAATTCTCTATTCTTATCCAGAAATTGCTTATCTCCGAAAACGGATACGTGATTGATACTGGAAACTGGGAGAATGTAAATGCCGAGGTGGCATTGCGTCTGGTCGAAAAGATAAAGAAGCATCCAATTCTTTGGAAACATTTCTTTATGGTCGCATAAATTACAACCACATATATGAGAGGTGGTGACACGCTGTATTTTGTGTCGCTGCCTCTCATTTTGTTTTTTATGGAGGTTATAAAAATGAACCAAAAAGAGTTCCTCGACGAACTGAATAAACGAAAAGACGGCTTTATTCTAAATCAGAATAAATATTATTCTGTTGTTAATAACAGTTTCAACACAGATGGCGGAGAGAAAAAACTCAGAATCGCACAGGAGGAATGTGCAGAGCTGATTCAGGCAATCAGTAAGTATCTCCGAGATCCGGATTGTTCCGAAAACCGACTTGCTGTCTTAGAAGAACTTGCAGATGTTTGTATATGCGTTAACTATGTTGCAATGGCTATGAAAAACAGCTATTACGATGTAAACCGTGCTATCGATATTAAGATCGAAAGAGAAAGAAAACGACTGGAGGAAGTTAAAAATGTTGAAGAAGGCTGATATTTTTCGTGAGGGTGACGAGTGGTTTATGCACCTTGAATACGAATATGAAGATAACCGTGGGAAACATTTGGTTACATTGCCGAAAGTTGATTTTCCATGCTCGCTTAAGTATACACCGAACGTTGATTTCTGTAATTGCATGGTGACATTGGGTCTTAAAGAGTTGGCTTATATCCAGATATCCGAGAGTCTGGATCTCCACGAAGACAATGTAACAGACCCATTAACGAATAAAACCATCAATGCTTTCTACACGGATATTATCGTAGAGCCTAAGATTCATGATCTTACCCTCGAAGAAATCGAGAAAAAGCTCGGATACAAAGTCAGAATCGTTACTGACACGAAAGGAGAATAAACATGACCTTCCAGTTTATTGTTGAGTATATTGATCCCAAAGAAGCGACATTTCCATTTGATTTCGATTATTCGGATGAGGCATACGATTTGCTTAGCAACATTGTACATAGTAAGCGTGTCCGAGCTAAGAACGGCGGACAGGCCATCCAAAGATTTGTTGCAAAGTATCCTGAATATGAAGTTATCGGATGGAGATAGAAATGAAGTTTGATATTACCAAGATTTTTGAGGGCAGTTATAAACCAGTACGTTGCTCATGTGGTGGCTTGTTATATGCTAAGAGTGACGAAAAAGGTCTACGCTTTACCTGCATGCGCTGTGAAAAAACTTATCCGAAGTGGGAACTTGAATACGATCAGATTGGAATAAACCCAATGACTGGATTGACATTTCCTGTTAAATATAGGGAGCGATATGGTTATGAAGTTTGATATTATCAAGATTATCGAATTACTTCGGGGGTATGGATATGAACTGGATATTATTCCGTTGGAAGAAAATTGTGTAAGGATAAAGGTTCGTTCCGGAGAATACTATAGCAGCAAGACGATTGATCTCAATGCAGAAGCCAGGTATGCTGGGAACGCCAATGATATTATCTACCGCAGAGTTTTAGAGGTCATCATGAATCTCAAAGCTTTTGAGGGCGGTTATAGACCCGTATACTGCTCATGTGGTGGCTCGTTATATGATAAGAGCGGTGGAAAGGACCTCAACTTTACCTGCATGCGTTGTGAAAAAACTTACCCGAAATGGAAACTCGAATATGATCAGATTGGAGTAAACACAATGACTGGATGGACATTCCCGATGGTAAGGCGTAAAAAGGAGGAATTAGAGAAATGACTGAAGATATGAGAGTCATTATGCCTACGAGTATCGCGATTAATGGAGGTAATGATAATGGGTTGTTTTGATTCGGAAGATGTAATGAGAATGGGTTATTTTGATTTTATGGGATTGTTAAGGATTCTTAAAGGTAAAGGATATGAATTGAGTTTATACCCCGGCGAAAGGGACACATTTAATATTCAGCTGACAGATCGGGACCGTGACACGGGTCGCGCATTCAACGTGAAAGAAGTGGTTTCATTAAGCGCTATAGAACAATATAAAGCCAGTCCTAGCTATGTTTTATGCAAGGTTTTTCTTGGGTTGATGGAGCGATTGGATAGTCGAACCAAAGGCTTTAAGCGTTATACAGAAAGCATGGGTAATCCGAATGACAACGAAACCTAACTACACTCATATATTTTGCGCATGTGGCGGAATTATCGGGGACGAGTCTGGAAAAGCGGACGTCGATATGCTTCGCTGTCTAAACTGCGGCAAAGTATATCCTATTTATAAACTTGATTACGATTATATTTACGCGAATCCTAAAACGAAATGGATTTATCCGGTTAAAAGAAGGGAGATTAAAAATGGATAGAACCGCCTTAATCAAAGAAAAAGAACTCCGTTTGAACATTCTTGGCATCTATACTACTTCTATCACATATGCGTGCTTTGGGACGAATGAACGTGCTAGATCCATTCCATTCTATGGGAATTGGTTCCATATGGACCGAATTTATGCTCCCAAAGATAATGATGCTCTTGAGAGAGCTGTGGAGTCTGTCGAAGGCACATACGGCTGCCGAGTATATGCCGCCATTTATAACCGTTCTGAAAAACTTGGAGATATGCTCACCCTTCTCACGATTTCTTCTGATGAGTCCGAATGGGAGCAAGAAAGAGAAGATTTGAAGGCAAAGCAGCCGCTCGCATATGTCCACAATTTCACCTATCCCGGATTTTCTGAATGGGGTACAGTCCTCTTGAGAATGAATGGAAACGTGCTTGAGAGGATTGGATAGATGCTAACGACAAAAGTCAATTTTAATGATCCAATCTTTCAGGAATATCCAGATCGCCTTTATATGTATTTTGGAGCATGGCAGCCTATTAAAGAGTTACAGAAGTTAGTTTCAATGGGCATCCGTGTTTTTATGTTTTATGAAGGCGACAGTCTCGATCCTCACGATCGTGTTACGGTATGTGTCTCAAAAGATTTGAAACGTGGCGGATACACTTATACCTACGAGTATCGTGATGGATGGAGTGAGCTTCAGCTCAGTAAAATGATGTCTGATATTTATGAATTATATGAGAAAGAGGACAAGAGATGACATATCACTGCCATGGCTGCACGCGAAGAACCGCAACTTGTCATGCTTCCTGTGAAGATTATGCTAACGATAAGAAATTAGCAGAAAAAGAACGAGAAGCAATGAAGGGGCCTACCGAAAGTGTTCGGCTGTATATAAATGAACGTGGATACAAAATCCGTGATAAGATGATAAAACGGAGAAAGAGGAAGCCAAATCGATACTATTAACTTTGTGGCCACAAAAAATCGCAAATATTTCATCCATTATAATGAAGAGAAGAGCGACTCTTTATGTAATATTAGTAACATTTTTATTTATTAAAAGGAGAAAATTATTATGGCTAACGTTGCTCTTGGATTATTTATGCTTATATGCATATATCTGTTTGGTGTTTTAGATAGAAAAGAAAAACACGAATTCGAAGCCGAAGAAACAGCTAAGGCTAAGGAGGAGGGATATGAAGTATATTTCGCTTAATTTATGAGTGAAAGAAGGACGGACTACAACTCCTCCTTCTTTTTATTTTTGACGAATTGAAAAGGAGAAAATTATGGAGAACGGGATAAAGCGCGGCGACTATGTAATACTAAAGCCTTACCTGGATCGATCAAAAAATCCGTTTGTTGACAAACTATATGAGGACAATTACGGGCGCAATGGTCTTGTCAGAAAGGTAACATACGCTCCTTCACAGCCATGGAAAGTGGCAGAGGTCATTTTTTCCGGTGTTCCTTATATTTCGGTAGTACCACTTATACACCTTGATTTCATTAGAAAAAGAGAAGAATGGCCGTTAAGAACTAGGATTTTTCCTGAGCCAAATATGACGGTTACTGATCGTCTTGCAGTTGGCATTACCAAAAAAGTTCGTGCGGTTTTCTTTAACATAAGAGACTGTGAATTCGAGGAGCAATGCTATTTCGAAGACGGCAAAGTAGATATTCTCGCCTCAGATGCTTTGATTGAGCATGGTAATCCGGAAATAAAAATGTATTACGATTACGAAAAGTATGAAAAGGAGAAAATTATGGAGAACGAAATTAAACGTGGGGACTATGTTGAATTGACTGACTCTTTGAGAGAGTTCCATCCAATTATAATCAGCAAGCTGTACGATCAGCATCGAGGCCGCATAGGGCTTATTCGAGCTGTTAAATATGTCCCTGAGCATATTGGAAAGATAGCTGAGGTTATATTTTCCGGGGTTCCTTACATTTCGGAGGTTCCGACTAAATATTTAAAGCGGATGGGTGAAAGATTACTATATCCTGGTAAAAACCCAAAATTCCCTGAACCTGGTATGAAAGTTGTATCTTTTAGTGCTGACATGAAGAGCATAAAGGCAGAATTTGTTCATGACGTCATTTTTGAGAAGAAAAATGATGGCTTTGAAGAGTATTATTCAAGCTACGGTGGAAACATATCTAGGCTTGAGTCAGAGGATATTATCACACACAGTTGTCCCAAGATAAAACCATATTATGATTGCGGTTATGCCCCTCAGCATGTCTACCACGACGATATTACCACAAATTTCAAACGTGGATTAGCAGACTTAATTAAGTGTAGCGAAAATTCGTTAAAAGGAGAATCTACTATGAAAAACACTAACAATAAGCCCACTCCGTCAAATCCCATCGAGCAGGTTATCTTCAATGGCCCTGCAACAATCATTTACTGGAAGGACGGATGCAAGACCGTCGTGAAATGCCAGGAAGGTGCTATGAATGACCATGAGAAAGGCCTTGCCATGGCGGTTGCCCGTCACTACTTCTGTGATATTCTTGGGATGTCCAGATATGACGGAATTTTCAAGAAGTACCTGCCGAAGGAAACTAAGGAGAAGTAATGATGAAGGCAAAAAAGATAACCGCACACACTCCATCCATTATTGCAATACGATATCTTGTAAGGCACTACACGGTGAAAGAGCACAGAGATGGTACCTTTACCGTGTATTTATATTTACCGAGAGATATTCAAATGACTGTTTACAGGCGAGTTACGCCAAAGCGGCTAATAGACATGATGTATGTCTTCGATATGAAGGGATATATAATGGATGCCATTGAGGAGGAATAATTATGCCGACAAAATTGACGATAGCTGTGTATGTTCTCTTGATCTGTCTTTGTATTATTATTTTTTCCGGATGCTGTTCAACTTCAGAAAGTACCAGCAGCGATTATAAATGGTACATCAAGATTTATATGCCTGATGGTGTCATAGAAGGACCAGGACGTGTTATAATCACGAGTAATGCTGGGATTGTCTCTGTAGAAATTGACGGCATCCAATACAAAGTCGGTTCTCAAAATTTCCTAGCGAGAAAGTTACCAGAGCCTTAAGAGGGGGGGATAAAATGTGGTTGATAATTCTCTTTCTTATATTGGCTATAAGTCTCTTAATTATCGAACTAATCATGGATTGGATTATTGGGGTAATCATAACACTCATATTGATAGGACTTTTCTATGCAGTTGTACTATTCCCTCCATTAGACTAAAAAATCGGATATTAAAAAGAAAGGCTGATTGTTATGCTTGCAAAAGATGCAACAAGAAAAGATATTTCCGATATGAAAAAGCGGCTCCTTAAATCAAAGGAGCTGCTTATTTTTAATCATGAAACCAATGCTGCGATTGCCATGGTAAACGACCACAAAAAGATTATTATGCGTCAGGAGGAAGAAAAGTATGACGGAATCTACCAATAAGACATATAAGGTGCATTATCGCACAACCCAGCTTGTTAACAATATTTACGTCGTGCAATTAATAATTAATGAAGGCAAAAGCAAGCCGATGCTTCTGAACCAGGAAGAGACCACCAGCTTCCTGAAATTCGCAAGCAAGTATGGTTTTGTTGCGGATAGAATTGCGTTTTGAAAAGGAGAAAAACGTCATGAGTTGTGTAGCAAATCCCTGTAAAATCTGCAAAAATGCTGAATTCTGCAAATATGTTATTACCGACCAGAGGGCTCTCAGCGGCCTCAGAATCGGCGATGGTAATGGGCCTTTTTACATATCAGTCGATTGTAAATACCGTAATATAACGAACATACGGGCGAGTAATGAGACTATGAGCAAGATTACTGGTGAAAATTGGAGGTGACGTAAATGGAGGAAATTTTTACTGTAAGGCATCCTTTTGTCACCGTACAGGAGGCTGCTTTTCTTTGTGATGTGAGTCAGACCACTATTCGGACGAAGATCAAGGAATACAAAATGAAAACCTACCTCGATGATAAAGGGCATATCCACATTCGAACGTTAGACCTCCTTCTTTATTATCATAAGCGCATGACCGGACAGATTGCCAAGGCCGAGAAAGATCTCCATAAGGCAATCAATGCCCGTAATAAAGTTCTGTTTGAGTATTATGCACTTTTCCGAGAGTATGATGATCGACTAAATGACAATGGTGAGGGCTGTATCACGATATCTGCATTGAGGGATAAGCTTGATGAGTTACATAACTCATGCATTGAGCTGAAAAAGGTGTTAATAACTATCGGAAAGCAAACTAATTTTTATAATACTGTTAGATGATATTTTGGAGGTAATATATGTCTACTAATAAGCACTTTTCTTTTAGATTTTGGCTCTGCAACTTGATTTTCGGTGATGCACTCAGGCAAGCCATGGACTTCGGAATGATTCAGCTTGAGAATATTCTTAGATACAATATTTATGATTCGCGGCTTGATTGGTATTGGTACCGCAATCTATTGATTGTATTTGATGATCTATCCAGCATTGTTTGTGGAATAGATCATCACTCTCTTAAGTTTAACGAAGAAGGTCTTATAGTTAATAAAATGAAACGTCGTTTTAAGATCTGCAATTTGCTTTATTTCGGTTCACTATCAAACGAGCTGGGCTCGGCAATCAGATTGCTGTTTGCGTTGACATCATATCTGGATGCAGCTGGCTGTATGTATAATGAATCTTGTTCGGATGCTATAAGATGTATCATTCGTAGTTTTGATAGAATTATGTATTGAAAATCTTGGGGAGGGATTAGTATTACAATGACTGGTGCAGAATTAAAGAGGATTCGTATGGAACTGCGATTGACCATTAGCGACGTGTCTAGAATGACTGGGATTAGTCGAGCCTCAATATATGATGTTGAAAGGGATAGCGCTCCGGAACGAAACTATCTCTTCCTTGAGCTGTTTTACGATCGATACCGGTATAAAGAAATGACCCGCTTGAAAAAGGAGTTTAGAGATCAATGATGACTGGAGAAGAATTGAAGCAAACGAGGATTTCGTTAAACCTGTCGGTAGCTGAAATTGCTGACATGACATTCATGACGAGGCAGCAGATTTACTCGATAGAACAGGGGAAAGCAGCGAAGAGAAACTATCTCTATTTGGAGCTGTTTTACGATGATTATCGAAGAAAAGTGCTGTTTGGAGGCTAAAAATACCATTTTGTGGCTAAATGGCTAAATCTGGATAAACTGGATTTATCCGCAAAATCGCGATTTCTTGTCAAGTGAGTTGACACTTGTGTCAGATGAGTTGACACTTGTGTCAGATATATTTACATGTGGCTAAATGGCTAAATTATTTTCTAATTATACGCGAGAAAAATTAAAATATATAAAAGAATATGGGAAAAAATCTATCCATTTATCCGCAAAGTGGAAAATTGACAGAAAATAAATGACAGATGCGAAAGGAGATTTTTATGTGGAAATTTAAATTTTGGCTTGCTGTTGCAAAAATGTATAACAGGCTGGCGGATGTCACGTTGGGCGTTTCGAGATTCCTTGTTGAAAGAGGCAAGCATGGAATTAAGAAGCATGACGAGTATTATTTCAAATATGTTGAATCGAAGGAAAGCAATCATGAATATTTGAAATGAAAATATTGGATGTGGTGGGATGGTTTAGTTGATTTAGTAAATTGAGTAAGTCACGTTGGCCGTCCAAATCGCAACATTTTCAACTTCCTTAATGAAGAACAAAAACTTAAGGAGGATATTTATGGGAACGTTTAGAGGTTATATGATTAACGTGTTGCGAATCAATGGCATTGCCATGTTTGTGATTCTGCAAGTGTTGTGTGTATATTTCCTTATTGTAGGACCGACGGAAATAAGCGCACCATTGCGATCACTGTGGTATACCGCTGCGTACGACGGGTTAATTACATCCGGAGCGATCATAGCTCTGAAGGCAAAAAAATAGTTCGAAGAAAAGGAAGCTGCTTTTACAAGTGGTTTCCTTTTTATGGATATTTATGGTCGCAGAAAATACAGATTATATAATGGGGTATATCCCCAAAATTATTTTATTGGAGGTACTTTTATGAAGTACATTGAAAAAGCAAAAAACTATTGGAAGGAGAACAAAGATGAGATTGTTTTGTCTGTAAAGGTCGGTGCTGTTATGGCTGGTGTATACATCATTGGTGTATTTACTGGTGCAGTTTACGAAGGACTGAATTGGAATGCCAAGTTGAAAGATAAATATGTCACAGACGCCTGTTTAGGACGTGCTGATGCAAAAGCGTTTGGAGATTATGACAAGCCCGTTCGGTTACTCGGAATGAATCGAGATGAATGCCCAGAGTTTGATCGTATGTTTTCTCAGGCAGCAGATACCGGTTATGTTACGGATATGAAAGGAGAAAGAAGAAAAGTAGTTGGCGCTATTATTTATGGTGCTAATGAAGTAACCGAAGAAGAATAATTCTTTATTGAGAAAACCACTTGATATTTTTACAGGTGGTTTTCTTTTTTGTTCGCAGAAATTTCCATCCCTTTAATGAACAATATTAAAGGAGGAATTTATTATGTTTCTTGCTGGAATGATTATCGGTGTGACACTTGGTGTCCTTCTGATACGTTTGCACAAGCTGCTGAATGAAATGGATGCAGATGCGCAGAGGTTTAAGGAAGATGTCAAGGCGACATGCGAATTTTGGAAGGAGAAACGAAAAGCAAATAATTGATATTTCGAAAGAGGACTGCTTTTACAAGTGGTTCTCTTTTTACCCTATGTAGGACGTCGCATTTTTTTCAATCAGTATAATGGGAAATAATCCTAATTAAATATTTTTGGAGGTATTATTATGGAGAAATTGAAAGAAGTATTAGACATGATCTTGAAAAATATTATTGAGACGATTGACATTGTTTTTCTTATTTTGGAAGCACCATATATAATTGTTATGAGCATTTTTCTCTATTATGGGAAATGCGATATCGTATATTTATGGTTTCCAAGTTTTGGAGTAATGTCGATGTGGATCGGTGATTGGACAGGTAAAATTGAATATTCTATTGATGGCCATACTCTTATCAAGAAACTATTTAAGAAGTGATATTTTGAGAAGAGAACTGCTTTTTACAAGTGGTTCTCTTTTTTGCTCTTTTACCCTCGCAAAATTTACAACCCGTGTAATAGAGAGGAAGACGGTTTACGTTTTCTTTTATATTTTTGAGGAGGTATGGAATGAAAAGAGAAAACAGTTTTCAAGCAGAATTGATTAAAGAGTTGAAAGCTATTTTTTCAAATGCTGTTATATTGAAGAATGATTCTTCTTATTTGCAGGGGATTCCAGACCTCTCCATTTTTGTCGGAAGCAAGTGGGCTTTTCTTGAATGTAAAAAAAGTCGTAATGAGATCCACCAACCAAATCAGGACTATTACATTCAGAGCGCTTTGGACATGGGAAGTTATGGAGCTTTCATTTTTCCTGAGAACAAGAATGAAATCATTGAAGAACTAAGAGATTATTTTTCTTAGTTCTTTTTGTTTTTAGAAAGGAGAATCGCAATGCCCTTTGTTTTTAACCCACATAGAAATCTTATCGGGCAGCATGCTCTGCTCAGTGCAAGCAAGTATCATTGGACAAGGTATGACGACGAGAAATTTGTAGCGTCATACAACAATGCGATGGCTGCAGAACGAGGCACTAAGCTTCATGAATTTGCGGCGAATGCAATTAAACTTGGTGTCAAGCTCAGCGGAAACTCAACAATTGCAATGTATGTCAATGATGCGATTCGATACGGTATGACACCAGAGCAGCCATTATATTATTCAGAGAATTGCTTTGGCACAGCAGATACAATCAAGTTCTCGAAAAAGAAACTTCGAATTCATGATTATAAATCAGGAGAAGGTCCTACGTCGATTATTCAGTTGAGAATCTATGCTGCTCTCTTCTGCCTTGAGTATCGTGTGAATCCGGAAGATATTGATACAGAACTTGCGATCTATCAATCAGGCGCTAAGAATGAAGAAACAGCAGATCCTGCCGAAATTAGGAGAATAATGGATAAAATAATCCATTTCGACAAAATGATATTTGATATGAAACGAGGTGCGATTGAATAATGGGATACGAACATTCTCAGGACGATGAAACCATTGATATTTTCGATAACGAAGATGTCGAAGTAGACGATTATCAGGATGATATTCTTGATGATGAAGACCTAGAAGCAATTGCCCATTATGGGATGCCTCGTAGATCTGGCAGATTCCCGTGGGGGTCTGGTGAAAATCCTTACCAACGGGAAGCTTTCTTTAGAAGTTCTTATGGTGAACTTCGCGCACAGGGGCTTTCTGATGCAGAGATCAGAACCGCAATGGGAATGTCCTCCACTGAGTTCCGTCAGATGAAATCCATTTCTAAAGATAGAGTTCGTGCCGAACGGATTGCTCAGGTTATGAAGCTCAAAGAGCATGGATATTCCAATGTCGAGATTGGTAAGCGGTTAAATCCACCCAAAGGTGAAAGCTATGTTCGTTCTATTCTAACTGAGCAAGCTAAAGAGCGAACGGAACTCACTAAGAAAACTGCCGACTTTATGAAAAAGCAGCTTTCTACTAAGAAGTACCTTGATGTTGGAGAAGCATCTGAACGGGAACTTAGTGATATTCTTGGGTATAAGATTACCGCTGAGCGTAAAGACACTGCTCTTAAGATGCTTCAGGAAGAAGGCTATGATATTGTCGAAATTAAGCTTCAGCAGGCTACCAATAAGCGTAATTTTACGACAATGAAGATCCTTGCCCCGAAGGGCACAACAAAGCAGGATATTTACAACAATCTTGACGCCGTTAAGACTATCGGTGACTACGAGACTGTTTCCGAAATGACGGAACTTGGTCTTAAACCTCCTGTTAGTCTTGACTCCAGTCGCATTCAGGTTCGTTATCGTGACCAGGGTGGTTTGGAAAAGGATGGCACAATTGAACTCAGAAGAGGCGTCGATGATATTTCCCTTGGCAAAGCGAATTACGCTCAGGTTCGTATAGCGGTTGACGGAACTCACTATCTTAAGGGTATGGCCGTCTATTCTGACAACCTTCCTGATGGTGTTGATGTTGTCTTTAACACGAATAAGACAGAAGATGTTCCGATGCTTGGGCCGAAGGATAATACTGTCTTGAAGCCAATGAAACGTACTGCGGATGGGCAAGTCGATCCTGCAAATCCTTTTGGAGCCACAATCAAGAAGCAGCTGTTCTACAATTCCGGAGATGGGAACGAAAAGCAGGGTGTAATGAATATTGTCAACGAAGAAGGAGGCTGGGCTGAGTATGCTAAGACTCTTTCTGCGCAGATGCTCTCAAAGCAGCCTGTTCCACTCATCAAACGTCAGCTTAATGAATCCTACGAGTCACGAAAGAAAGAACTTGATGAGATTCTGTCCCTCACCAATCCTGCTGTAAAAAAGAAACTTCTTGAGAGCTATGCCGAGGATTGCGATACAGCTGCCGTAAATCTGAAAGCTGCGGCATTCCCAAGGCAGGCGACTCAGGTTATTCTTCCTCTGACAACCATCAAGGACACCGAGGTCTATGCGCCCCAGTATCGCGATGGCGAAGAGGTTGTATTAATTCGCTTCCCCCACGCTGGTATCTTTGAGATTCCCAAACTTCGAGTTAATAATCGCAATAAAGAGGGCAAAAGCTCAATCGGCTCTGCCGCTAAGGATGCTATTGGCATTAGTTCTACTGTTGCCGAGCAGCTTTCTGGTGCGGATTTCGATGGAGATACGGTTCTTGTTATTCCTGTTAACGACAAAGTTAGGATTCGCACAGATAAAACTCTGGATGCTCTGAAGGGCTTTGATCCAAAGGTTGAGTATAAGGGCTACCCCGGTCTCAAAAAGATCAATAGCGATTATAAACAGAAGCAAATGGGTGTTGTATCGAATTTGATTACCGATATGACCTTACAGGGTGCTCCTATGGATGAGATTGCACGTGCCGTTAAGTACAGTATGTGTATTATCGACGCCGAGAAGCACAATCTCGACTATAAACGCTGTTATCAGGAGCAGAATATCGATGCTCTGAAAAAGGATTATCAGGGCGGTGGTGGCGTCTCAACGCTGATTTCTAGAGCAAAGAGTCCGATTCAGGTCCCTGAACGAAAGAACTTCAGCATCGATAGGGACACTGATCGGGAGACTGGCGAAAAGAAGTATCGTGAGACCGGTCGAAGCTATACAGATAAAGATGGTAAGGTCGTCCTTGCTCAGGAGAACTCGACTCGTATGGCGGAAACCAAGGATGCCAGAACCCTTATCTCCGACGCCGATACTCCTACGGAGAGGGCTTATGCGAATTATGCCAATCAGATGAAAGCCCTTGCAAATAAGGCTAGAAAAGAGTACCTGGATACCCCTAGCGCTAAGTTTAATCGATCTGCTGAAAAAACCTATGAAGCGGAAGTTGATTCTTTAAAAGTAAAACTCAATAAGGCTTTGAAGAATGCTCCTCGTGAACGTCAAGCTCAGCTTGTTGCTAATGTTGTCATTAAAAACAAGAAAAAAGACAATCCTGACATTGACAAGAAAGAAGAGAAACGTCTTCGTCAGCAGGCAATAGCAGCGGCACGCGCACGTTTTGGTGCTAATCGTCAAGATGTTAGGATCGACATCACGGATCGAGAATGGGAAGCCATTCAGTCTGGCGCCATAAGTAATAGCTTGCTCATGCGGGTGCTAGCCAATACGGATATGGATGCGGTAAAGCAGAGAGCTATGCCCTATCAGGGGCAGACTGTAACCCCCTCCATGGAGCGTAGAATCCGCACTATGCTGAGTTCTGGGCGTACCGCCGCTGAAATAGCAGACTCCGTAGGAGTATCCGTGTCCACAGTAAACAACTACAGGTAAGGAGGTGCTATGTATGACTGAGAAGCAGGCAATGCTATCTACCGCAGATAACCCCTGGAACCCCTTTACAAACTTCAATGAATGGTATGCTTTTGATGTTGTTCATGGCTACAATTCTTGTGGTGTTTTGGATTCTTTTGCAAGAACTTCTGATGCTTTGTCTGATGCTGACAATTCGTTAGAAATTAGTAATGCAATTGATGAAATTATGAAAGTTGATCCTTTTCATCGTTTCATCAAAGTAATAAAAGATGGTGAACATTTTGTTGTTGTAACTAGCTTAACTAAACCAGCTAATTAAATAAGTTTTTCTTTGATTCAATCTTGTAATAAAATTAAAACTAAATACATTCATTAAATTATTTAGTTGGATGAATAAAATAAAAATAATGAAACTAGTTCTTTGCACTTTTTATAGATGGCTGTGATGTTGTTTGGATATAGGGAGGGGGTAATATCAAGACACCCCACCCCTGCATCGCGGCCGTCTTGATTTTTTCCCCGGCGGGATATTTTGTCACAACAAAACCGACTTATCTAGTCATTCGCAGGGAGGCATGTTCTTCTCATGGCGCTGTTTTCTCCTTTCCAGTGCTTCTGATGTTATGGGTGAATGTGGTGGGCACCCATAACTGAGGATATAACCTCCAACAATACCTCTCTTAACATACGGACTTTTCTTAATCCGTCATGCCTCTCTTCGAATGACTAGATAAGTTCTGAAAGGAGGATAACTGTGCCACGAAAACCTATACCTCCAGCATTGACGCGGGAGGGGCGTGAGAATCAGCTGATTGATCTGGCAATTGACCAGGCCGAAAAAGAACTGCGGGAAGGCACAGCCTCCTCTCAGGTCCTCGTACATTACTTAAAACTCGCTTCTACAAGAGAGAAGCGTGAGAAAGAAAAAATGGAAGCAGAGATTGAATTGCTTCGTGCTAAGAAAGATGCAGCTCGTGCAGAAGTTGAACGTGGCGAACTGTATAAGAAGGCCGTTGAAGCAATGCGAAGGTACCAGGGTGCAGAGGACTATCCGGAGGACATCGATGAAGGATTTTATTAAGAGTTGGGATGAACTCAAAAAAATTTCAACCTTCGAAGGACGGATAGAATACCTAAGAACCTATTCCACAGTTGGCGAACCAACGTTCGGTTATGACCGATGGATTAATCAGAGGTTCTACCGAAGCGAAGAGTACAAAAGACTTCGAAGAAAAATTGTTGTAAAACAAAACGGCTGGGATCTTGGCGTTGAGGGCTATCCTCTTCCAGAAATATTTATTCTTCATCACATGAATCCGATCACGGTTGAAGACATTATTAATGGCAGTGAGTTTGCATGGGATCCGAAGTATCTTGTGTGTGTTTCTCCTGCAACCCACCGAGCGATACATTACCAAGAATCAAAGAATCGGCTTCCTTTAATTGCACAGCGTTCACCAAATGATACATCCCCATGGAGGAATAATAAATGAGTGACAGTATTCTTGAAGGCGTCCGCAGGGGATGTCAAGTTGATCAGAGTTGTAATGACTTTGATGAAGACATTATCCCGTTTGCAAATTCGGCATTTGCAAAACTGACTCGTCTCGGTGTTGGTCCAGAGGGCGGGTTCACACTAACAGGTCTTGAAGATACCTGGGGCACCTATTGCCCAGATAAGGTACTTCTTGGCTTTGTAAAGCCATATGTATATAGACGAACAAAACTTTCCTTTGATCCTCCATCCTCTTCCACAATTGCGGATGCCATAAAGGCAGAGATCGCCGAACTAGAATGGAACATAATCGAGTACATGGAGAAATCAAAATAGAAAAGGAGTAAATCATGTTATCTAACACAGCGACCCCGCGATACTACGGTAACTTTCGTGACGCGGTGTTGCGTGGAGAGATAAAGGTCAACAAAGAAATAGAAATGGAAATGAATCGGATTGATGATCTGATTCGTGACCCTGCTTACTATTACGACGATCGTGCTGTAGAAGGGTACATTGCATACTGTGAGAACGAGTTAACACTAACCGATGGTTCTGATCTGAAACTCTTAGATACATTCAAGCTGTGGGCAGAGCAGATATTCTGTTGGTATTATTTCGAACCTACAACTGTAATTGTTCCGGATGAAGGTGGTGGTGTTCATCGTGAGAAGAAGATGGTCAAACGACGCCTTACGCGCAAGCAATATTTGATCGTCGCTCGTGGTGCAGCAAAGAGTATGTACGCAAGCACAATCCAATCCTATTTCTTAAACGTTGATTTAACAACAACGCATCAGATTACAACCGCGCCCACAATGAAACAGGCGAACGAGGTTATTGCTCCGATCAGCACTGCTATCACAAGGGCAAAAGGACCCGTCTTCCAGTTTCTTACAGAAGGTAGTCTTCAAAATACAACTGGGAGCAAAGCAAATCGTCAAAAGCTCTGCACTACAAAAAAGGGCGTTGAGAATATGCTCACCGGGAGTTTACTTGAGGTCAGACCTATGCGGGTCGATAAGCTTCAGGGACTTCAGGTTAAATGTGCTACAGTTGACGAGTGGCTTTCCGGAGCGACAAGAGAAGACCCCATTGCCGCAATCGAGCAGGGCGCATCTAAGGTTGAGGATTATCTGATTCTGGCAATCAGCTCTGAGGGTACCGTAAGAAATGGCGTTGGTGACTCCATGAAAATGGAGCTTATTGACATTCTTCGAGGTGATTATTATGCACCTCATGTTTCTATCTGGTATTACAAGCTTGATAGCATTGACGAAGTTTCTGACCCATCCATGTGGATCAAGGCTCAGCCAAACATTGGACTTACCGTTAGCTATAAGACTTATCAGCTTGACGTAGAACGTGCCGAAAAGGTTCCGTCTGCAAAAAATGATATTCTGGCAAAGCGCTTTGGCATTCCGAGTGAGGGCTATACCTACTATTTCCCATACGAGGAAACATTGCCACATCCGCAGCGAAGCTATTGGCAGATGCCATGTTCCATGGGCGGTGACTTGTCCCGAGGCGATGACTTCTGTGCATTTACGTTTCTATTTCCACTTTCCGATGGTTCTTATGGAATCAAGGTTCGCAGCTACATAACCGCAAAGACATTACATAGACTTCCGGTTGCAATGCGGCTCCGATATGAGGAATTCATATCCGAGGGAAGTCTCTTTGTTTTTGATGGAATTGTACTAGACATGATGCAGGTCTATGACGAGTTGGATGATTTCATCACGAAGAATTGTTATGAGGTTCGCTGTTTCGGATTCGACCCATATAATGCGGAAACCTTTGTAGATCGCTGGTGCAAGGAAAATGGCTCGTTTGGTGTGGTTAAGGTTATTCAGGGTGCCAGAACAGAATCTGTGCCTCTTGGAGAATTGAAGAACTTATCCGAAGAGCGACTGCTGAAGTTTGATGAGAAATTGATGCAGTTTGCCATGGAGAATTGTGTTACTCTGACCGATACAAATGGCAACCGCAAACTTATGAAACTTCGGAATGAAGACAAGATCGATAACGTGTCCGCCATGGTGGATGCCTGGGTCGCCTATAAGGCGAATGGTGACATGTTTGACTAAAAGGATGTGAGAAATCAAAATGGAAACTTACTTGGCTCACGAGGGCATCCTCGGCATGAAGTGGGGTGTCAGGAGATACCAGAACTCCGATGGCACACTTACTGAGGCCGGTAGACTTCGCTATAGTCGTCAGATGACCAAAAAGCGAAAAGCCGCTGCTAAGAAAGCAGCACAGACCAAAAAGAAAGCTGCGGAGGCTAAGCGTAAGGAAGAAGCTAAACGCACTACTGATGAAACCAGCAAGCCCAGAGATGTTTCTTCTATGTCCGATCAAGAGATTCGTGATTTTCTGAATCGTAGAGATCTTGAGAAACGCTATCTAGATGCTGTAGCACCAAAGACGATTGAACGAGGAGAATCCGCAACTAAGCGGTTTATGACAAAATTTGGTTCGAGTCTCGCTGACAATCTTATTAAAGAAGCAACTAAGAAGATTGCTAAGGATATTGTTAGCGGGGTGCTTGGCTCTTCTGATAGTAACTCGAAGAAGAATAAAAAGAAAGATAAGTCCGACGAAGAGAACGACGAAGATTGAGGTGAATCATATTGCCGGAAAATAATTTTACTTCCAGACTGAAAAATGCCTGGAGTGCTTTCATGAATCGAGATCCCCCCGTAAGCAGTCATGTGACTTATGGGGGTTCTTCTTATAATCCGTACCGTACTCGGCTTACACGCGGCAATGAAAAGTCCTTTATCGCACCCATCTTCAATAAGATTGCGATGGACTGTGCTGAGATGTCGTTGCAGCATGTTCGAGTAGATCTCAATGGCAACTATCTTGAAACTATCGATTCCAAGTTGAATCGATGTCTGACGTTGAATGCTAATAAAGACCAGTCCGCGAGAGATTTCATTCAGGATGCGGTCCTTAGTATGTTCGACGAGGGGACAGTTGCGCTTCCGCCTATTGATACTGTTACGCGAATAACGAAGAATGGCCTTGAAACGGATATCGAGTCTATTCGAACTGCCGAGGTTCGGCAATGGTATCCGGATTACATCACTATGCGCGCTTACAATGATCAAACTGGACAGCGGGAAGATCTCACGATGCCGAAAGCATCAGTTCCCATTATCATGAATCCTCTCTATTCTGTGATGAATGAGAATAATTCAGTTGTGCAGCGTCTTATCCGGACTCTAAACCTTTCTGACACGCTCGACGCACAGAATGGTTCCGGCAAACTGGACATGATCATTCAGCTCCCGTACCAGATTCGGACAAAGTCTATGGAGGATCGAGCTAATCTCCGGAGAGACAGCATTCAAGAGCAGCTCGAAAATTCAAAATACGGGATTGCGTATATCGATGGTACGGAGCATATCACGCAGCTGAATCGCGGAATTGAGAACAATCTCTATGAACGGGTGAAGTACCTTGTAGATCAGTTATATTCTCAGCTCGGCATTACGGAGTCTATTCTTAATGGTACTGCTAACAACGAAACAATGCAGAATTACTATTCTCGGCTTATCGAGCCGATCATTTCTGCAATCGTGGACGGAATGCGGTGGAAGTATCTGACCCAGAAAGCCAGAGATAACGGGGAAACGATCATGTTCTTCCGCGATCCCTTTAAGCTTGTATCTGCAAATACGATTCCTGATGTCGCTGATAAACTCACGAGAAACGAGATCTTTACGCCGAATGAGATTCGACAAATGGTTGGAAGAAAACCTGTAAATGACGATAAAGCAAATGAGCTTAGAAACCGTAATATAAGTGCTGCGAATGGGCAAGAGTTTGCAAACGTCGTAAAAGATGAATCTTCTGAGCAGAAAACAGAAGAAAAGGAGTGAAATAGTAAAAAATGGCATTTCGGTATGATTTTAGCGGCTATGCTACCAGAAATGATATCAAATGTACCGATGGCAGGATTATACGTGCCGGGGCATTTGCCGATCAGGATGGAGCAAAGGTGCCGCTTGTCTGGAATCATGATCATCGTGGCATGGAGAATGTCATCGGTCATGCACTTCTGGAAAATCGAAGTGACGGCGTTTATGCCTACGGCGTCTTTAATGAGACAAAGAATGGCATTAACGCTAAGGAGCTTGTGGAGCATGGTGACATTTGTGCGATGTCCATCTATGCCAATAAGCTGAAGCAGAGTGGGCCAGACGTCACGCACGGTGTTATCCGGGAGCTAAGCTTGGTTTATGCCGGAGCAAATCCTGGCGCTTTCATTGATTCGGTAATTACTCATGAGGACGGCGCTGATGAAGAGGCCGTTATCTACTTCGATCAGGAGATTGATGCCTCCAATGGTGAGCTTACCCATGAGGATAAGGAAACTCAGGAGAAAGATTCCAAAGAAGAACCCGAAAAGAAATCCGATGAGACTCCCAAGAAAACCACAAAGGAAATCATTGATGGTCTTTCTGAGAAAAAGAAGAAGGTGGCAGCACTTATTATTAGTATGTCGCCGAAGATCGATGAAATTGATACCATTAATGATAACAAAGAGCAGCCCGTTTCTGATAAAGGTGAGACTGTCGCCGATATCTGGGAGACCTTCACCGAGGAAGAGAAGAAAGCCGTATATGCTGTAATTGGTACAGCAAAAGAAAATAACGAGTCCTCTAATGACGGCGATGAAGAAGAGGACAATGATAACAAGGAGGAAAAAGTTATGAGACACAACGCATTCGATAAGGAAACTCAGACTGAGACCGTGGATGGTGTTCTGACCCATTCTGACCAGGAGGCTATTCTGGCTCTCGCCAAGAGTAAGAGCTGTGGTTCTCTGAGAGAGGCTATGGAGCAGTACGCCGGGGAGACCGACCATCTTCAGCACGGTATTGACGAGATTGAAACCCTGTTCCCGGAATATAAGGACGTAAAGCCCGGTGCTCCCGAGCTGGTAACCGATAATCTGGGCTGGGTTACTACGGTTATGAATGGTGTTCATAAGAGCCCCATTAGCCGTATCCGTACTCGTCAGACCGACGCAAGAGGCCGTAAGATTCGCGGCCTTGGCTATCAGAAGGGCGGTCTCAAGAAGGAAGTCGGTAATGTTAAGCTCATGAGCCGGACGACTGACCCCTATACCGTATATGTCAAGGATTCCATGAATCGGGATGATATTCTCGACATCACGGATTTTGATGTCGTATCCTATGAGTACAACCTCCTGCGGATGGCGCTCAATGAGGAAATTGCCACCGCTGTTATGGTTGGTGATGGCCGTGAGGATGGCGATGAAGACAAGATCCCTGAGGATAAGATTCGTCCCATTTGGACCGATGATGAGCTGTATACCATTCACAAGGCTGTTGACGTTACCGGTATGAAGACCAAGCTTCAGGGAAGTGACACAGGCAAGAACTTCGGTGACAACTACATCGAGACCGAAGCCATTATCGAGGCTGCTCTGGATGCAAGAATCGATTACCGTGGCTCCGGCTCTCCCGCCTTCTTCTGCACCCCGCAGCTGGTTAACACTATGCTGATGGCCCGTGATCTGAATGGTCGGAGAATTTATAACAGCATCGACGAACTGAAGACGATCCTGAATGTTTCCGCGATTGTCACTATCGAGCAGTTCGCCGGTCTTCAGAGAACTGTTGACACCAATAAGATGGCTCTGCTGGGCATCATGGTTAATCTCGATGACTATTATGTCGGTGCTACCAAGGGCGGCCAGATTACCCAGTTCAATCAGTTCGACATCGACTTCAATAAGGAGAAGTATCTGATTGAGACCCGTATCTCCGGTGCCCTGACTAAGATCAAGTCCGCGATTGTTCTTGAAAAGAAGGCTTCTTAATGCCTTTAAGGTTAACATAACATAGGAGGAATGAACATGGCATCTAATAAGATTTATGAAGGTTACTCCGATCAGCATATGCGTGCTGTAATTGCCTATGGTAAGGCAGCTGATCATAAGCTGTATGCCAATTCTGCACACACCGTGACGATGTCCGCTGCGGTTATTGAAGATGCATTTAAGAAGGGCATGCTGCTTGTGCATGATGGCACCAATTTCCTGCGGCCTGTCAAGTTTGGCAGCGGCAAGGTAACCACCGTTGACGGTACCACTACCATTGCAGGCACCGAGTGGTCTGCCAGCGCTACGGAGTAATTCAAAATGGGACGATTCTGCGGAGCAATTGGATTCGCCGAGACCGTCGAGCAGTCACCCGGTGTTTATGTCCCGAAGGTAACTGAACGGACGTATCACGGCGATGTCATTGCTCGGCGGGTTCGTCTCGAAGAAACAAGCGAAACGACGAATACAAATTTCACGTTAAACAATGATATTAGTATCGTCGCCGACAAATTTGCAAAAGAGAATTTTGGATTTATGCAATATGTAGTTTTTTGGGGAATGAAATGGAAAATCACCTCTGCAACGATTGAATATCCCAGAATCAAACTAACGATCGGAGGGATATTTAATGAATGAAAGACGGTTGCTGCTTCATCAAAAATTTCTTTCAATCAAACGTGTAAAAGCAGCATATTTCAATCCAACAAACAATGTAAAGATGGTTTATCCATGTATCCGATATAGTCTGGTTGGGGAAGCTGTTCGATTTGCAGCAAATGGACGATATATAACGAGAGACAGATATCTCGTTACAGTCATTGATCCAGATCCCGATAGCCAGATCTATAAAGAACTTGAGAAAAATCCATATTATTCTTTTGAACGTATGTATTCAGCCGATGGACTCTGTCATTTCACGGGGTCCATCTATTTTTAAGGAGGTAACAATATGCCCGAAGGTAATGTTCTTGTATGGGACGAGGTTGGTACTCGTGAGTACGAAACCGGCGTAGACAAAGGTGTACTCTATCCCTATGCGGATGGCGCTCCCGGCGATGGTGTTGCGTGGAGCGGTCTGTCCGGAGTCGATGAGTCTCCCGAAGGCGCGGAGGCTACCGCAGTTTATGCGGATAATATGAAGTATCTGGTAATGCGGTCTGCCGAAGACTATAAGGGTACGATCAAGGCTTACAGATATCCCCCTGAATTTGAGGCTTGCGACGGTTCTGCAAGTCCTACAGGCACTGTCGGCCTGACGGTTGGCCAGCAGACTCGTAAGACCTTTGGCCTTGCGTTCCGTACCAAGGTCGGAAATGACCAGGTATTTGACGACTATGGCTATAAGATTCACCTTGTCTACGGTGCTACCGCTTCTCCTTCCGAGCGGAGTTTCGAGACTATCAACGACTCTCCCGAGGCAATGGAGTTCAGTTGGGAATTTGAGACTGTCCCGATCAACGTTCCCGGTTATAAGGCGTTTGCACATATGGAGATCGACTCCACTAAACTGAAGACCGAAAAGGAAAAGGCTTGTCTGACCAAGCTGGAAGGTATCCTGTATGGCAGCTCTACGGCAAAAGCGAGATTGCCGCTGCCTGCTGAGATTATCACAATCATGACCCCCGAAGCTTGAGGCTAAGAAGTAATCAACCATGCCCCCATCCATCGTGTTGGGGGCATTCTTAAAAATTGAAAGGAGAAAATAGAATGTTTGTACATGAAATTACCTATAAGGACTTTGATGGAAATGAAAGAACTGAGGAGGTTCGTTTCCACCTTTCCCCTGCAGAGCTGACCGAGCTTGAGGCAACTACCCCTGGCGGATTGAAAGGTCAGTTGGATAAGGCCATGAAGAAGAAAGATGGGCCGGCGATTATGCGCTTCTTCAAGAAGATCGTTCGGATGAGCTATGGCAGAAAGAGCGAGGATGGCCGGCGTTTCCAGAAGTCCGATGAGATCTGGAATGATTTCGCAGAGACTCAGGCATATGTCGAACTGTTCATGAAGCTTGTTACGGACGAAAAGTTTGCGCAGGAGTTCGCGAATGCCGTTATCCCGGACATGAAGAAGTATGTTCCCGCTGAGGCTGCTGCTTCGGCCACGTAATGTTAACCCTGATAATTCCACCGAGGGAACTGTATGATGAGACTCGAAATGAGTTCATCCAGTGTCCCTCGGTTACGCTCCAATTGGAGCATTCCTTGCTTTCTATTTCAAAATGGGAGGCAAAATGGAAAAAGCCGTTTATGTCGAAAGAACAGAAAACGCAAGAGGAATTTGTCGATTATGTTCGCTGCATGACGATTTCCCAAAAGGTTAATCCGGCCGTTTATTACCGGCTTACCAGAAAGAACTTCGACACGATTGAGCGGTACATCCAAGACCCAATGACGGCCACAACTTTCCATAGCTGGAAAAAAGAAAAGCCTGGTAAGAAGATCATTACATCCGAACAGGTGTACTACTGGATGGTTGCGGCGCAGATCCCATGGGAAGCAGAAAAATGGCACTTTAACCGACTTATGACTCTTCTCCGTATATACGGCATCGAGAATAGCAATTCTAAGATGAGTAAGAGGGATATTTATAAGCAGAATCGTGCCATGAATGCTGCACGTCAGGCGAAAGCTCATAAACCTTGAAAGGGAGTTTAAAATGCCGATAAAAATGACGACGACCGGTAGTTTTAAGAAGACTTACCGGTTCCTTAAGCATGCATCCGACAAGAAAATCCTAAAAAGCTTGCGGAAATATGCACGAGAAGGTGTTGTCGCGCTGATGTCGGCAACTCCAATAGACAGTGGTTCTACAGCGTCCATGTGGCGATACGAAATCGTGTATGCCGATGGATCTGCACGAATAAACTGGGTCAACGACAATGTTAATGATGGTGTCAATATCGCTCTAATTCTTCAATTGGGGCATGGCACCGGAACAGGTGGCTGGGTAGAAGGACGAGATTATATCAACCCTGCTATCCAGCCAATCTTTGATGAAATGACAAATAAGATTTGGAAAGAGGTGACGAGCGGGTGAGTACCGAAATAGAGAATAGAGTTGTTCAATTAGAGATGAACAACAAATCTCTTGAGAAAAATTCAAAGCAGTCTATTAAAACTCTTGAAAAACTCGATAAAGCACTGGAGTTTAAAAACGGTCGAAAGTCCTTCGAGGACGTTGAGAAGGCTGCTGAAAAATGTAACTTTGAACCGCTTTTGAAGGCTGCTGATACCGTATCGACTCGATTCAGCACCATGGGTATCATTGGCGTTCGAGCTCTTGAGCGCATTACGGATAAGGCACTCGACGCCGGAGCCGCTCTTGTCAAATCTCTAACAATAGATCAGATTACAGCTGGCTACAGCAAATACGAGCAGAAGACATCTTCAATTCAGACGCTTGTTAACTCAACCGGGCTATCCGTCAAGGAAATTAACAAGTATCTTGACCAGCTGATGTGGTTCTCAGATGAGACGTCGTACAGTTTTACCGAAATGGTGAATGCACTTGCAACGATGTCTGCATCTGGCGGTGATATTAACAGTCTGATCCCTATGATTCAAGGCGTTGCTAATGCCACCGCATTTGCAGGTAAAGGCGCCACTGAATTCAGCAGGATTATGTATAACCTCAATCAGTCGTATACGGCCGGATATTTGTCATATATGGACTGGAAATCGGTTGAACAGGCAGGAGCTGCGTCAAAACAGCTGAAACAGATACTTCTTGATACCGCTGTTGCCGAAAGAAAAATTACAAAGCGCCAAGCCAACATTTCAAACTTTACCAATTTACTTTCTAAGAAAGTATTCACCAGAGATATCATGGAGAAATCTTTTGGGTATTTTAATGAAATGACCCAGAAGGCCTATGAAATGATTGGCACTCTTGACGATCAAGGTAACGTCATTGAAACGGCCTCTCAAGCATATGAAATTCTTGGACAGCAGTATGACACAGTCTCTCTTCGTGCGGCAAAGTCCGCTCAGGAAGCAAAGTCCTTTTCCGAAGCGATCAATGCCACGAAGGATGCAGTTAGTTCGCAGTGGCTTAAGATGTTCGAGAGTATCTTTGGCGACTATGAACAGCAGGTAGAGTTATGGACGGGATTATCGGAAGGTTTATACAACATTTTTGCTGCCCCATTGAGTGACGTTGCTGATTTAATCGATGAAGCTTTCCAATCTACCCCCATTGGCACAATTGAAGAAAGTCTAGCTGATTGCGGTATCGAACTAGATGCATTCAAGGAAAAACTTGTTAATACGGCAAAAGCGTCTGGGAAATTCCCAGATGAGCTTATTGATGCAACGGCGGGATCGGCCGAATCAATTCAGGACTTGTTGAGTCTTCATTGGGTTGATAGCTCAATGGTAAGCAGTGTAATGGCCGGTTATTCTAACGCACTTGAGTCTGGTGAAAAAGTAACAAAAGAATTTACCACAGCTGCCGAGCTTGCCGACAGAATGATGACTGGTGAATTTGGTAATCGCTGGAACTATAAAGAACTTACTAAGAATTTGCAAGAGGCCGGATATGACATCGCTAATGCTAAGGACATTTTTAAGTTAGCAAAGAGTGATCCGACTGCCCAGATTCGCCTACTCGGCGAACTTACTGATAAAAACGCGGCTTCCCTTGAGAATGCTGCCGAGGCCGCTAAAAACTTCAATCATGAGTTCTATGCCTCTAATTCTGGCCGGACAATTGCCATTGAGGGTGTTAAAAATATTCTTTCTGCTATCGGTGATCGCATCGCCATGGTTAAAAAGGCTTGGGGTGACATCTTCCCAAGTGCAACTGCCGGAAGTATCAAGAACGCAATTATCACCTTTCATCAGTGGACAGAAACACTCAAAATGGGGGAAGATGAGGGCAATCGGATTTATAATGTTGCCAGTAAGGTGTTCGGTGCTTTGAAAACAGGTATCTCCGTAGTTGGAAGGATTATTGGTCTCGCTGGAAATCTTGTAAAAAGTGTTATAAGAATTGCAAAGGCTTTCTTTGCACTTGCACCCGTACAGGGATTTATTAGTAGCATAAGAACAGGCCTTTCTGACATTTATCATTATGTAGGAAATAAAATTCTTAATGCCCTGCAATGGTGTGAGAATTTTATAAACAATAAACTTAACCCATCTGCCGATGATTTAAGTGACATACTTGATCGGATTTCAAAGAAACTTGCTCCTTTGTATAAGTTTGCAAAGAGAGTCGGCAGTTATGCCCTTGGAGTTCTAGGAAGAATCTGGCAGTTGTTGTCGCCATATGCGAACTTTCTCTATACAAATTTAGTCTCTCCATTTGCGCAGTTTATTAGCGAAGTGGTAAATAGCGATGATCCTATTGCTACGCTGGCATCTGGAGTAAGTAGGTTTATAAAGAAAGTATCCACTGGGCTTTCTAATGTGGTTCAAAAAATCAAGAATTTCAGTATTTCCGATCTATTTAAGAGCGCCAATGCGAAATTCAAAGAGTTCCTTGATGCATTTCCTGAACTTAAAACGGCTTTTGAAAATTTGCAAAAGGTTGTTGATAACCTGAAGGAACATCTCGATTTTGGGCAGCTTCTTGCTATTTTCACTGGAGCCGCGTTGGTTATAGGCGTTGGAAAGTTTACAAAAGCACTTAGTGATCTTTCTGGTGTAGCAGTCGAAATCAAAAAGACTCTCGGTAATCTGAATAGCATCATCAAGCGTAAATCCGGAAGCGGGTTCGCAGCAAATATGAAGGCGATTTCGATTGCAATAGGCGTACTCGCCGCATCTTTGTTTCTATTATCTACGATCCCAAGCGAAGATCTTAGTCGTGTTGCAAAGTATCTTGGCGGAATGATGGCTGTGCTTATTGTCGTGTCTGCGGTCGCCGCTATTGTGGCAACCAAGCTGCCAGAGGATAAATTGCAGAAAGTAAGGGGTATTATAAAACCTTTACTTGCCCTAAGCGCTGCTATGCTAATCCTGAGCATAGCTTCCAAGAACGCTTCCATTGCTGCCGGTGAAGGCGAAGGTAGTTGGAAAAAGGTCTGGAAGATTCTCGTCATAATCGGTGGCCTTGCCGTTGAGCTTGTCGGCGTCACTGCACTGCTCGGACTTCTCGGTGGTAAGATTACCGTCGCTGCTATAGTTCTGATGGTGATATCCGTCGCAATACTGAAGCTTGCCCAGGCGGTAAAGCTTCTTGAGAATATTAAGCTCTCCGAAGACGCGATTAAGCTTGGATGGATTGTCGCAGCAATTATGATTGTAGGCATCCTTGCCTCTGCTATAACTAAGGTTGGCAAAGGCATGAGTGGGCTTACAAATGCTTCTTTGGGAATCCTTGCATTTGTGGCATCCATCTATCTTCTGACACTCACGTTCGAAAAGATAACTTCTGAAGGGATGAAAGAAACCTGGAAGAAGTTTGGAGAGCATAGCAGCATAATTATTCCAGTTTTGGTCATATTGGGAGGCTTAGTTATCGCCCTCATCGCAATCAGTAAGCGCATGGGCGAAATGTCAAAGTCTCTTGCAAAACTAGGTATTGGCGTCTTTGCAATGGTTGGCGCGATGTATCTCATAACGCTTCTATTTGAGAGATTGTCCGATTTCGCCGATGTAGACCATTATTGGGCTGGTTGGCTTGGAGTGTTCCTAATTGGCGTCATCGTTGTGCTGATGGTTGAGACACTTGGACGTGCCGCACAGATGTCCGATGGCGGTAAGGGTGCTTTGAAACTCGCTGCGACTGTAATTGTCATGACGGTGGCGATTGGTGTCATGATGATGCTCTTTAAGGCAATGGCCTTGCTTACTAAGAGCATGACAGTCGAAGAAATCTGGAGCGCAATTGGATATTTGTTTGTACTTGGTGCGATCATCGGTGCCTTGACTCTCGTTGCTGGTAAAGCAGCACAGCTTGGTGGTGGCAAAGGCCTTACCATTATCATTGGTGTTGTCGCAGGCATGGTTGCGCTGGCATTGATAATGATCACGCTTACGAGCTTTAAGTGGAGTCAGATATGGCCGGCTATGGTTGGAATACTCGGTATAGCAATTGCTCTTGGCGGCGTAATAAAGGCAGTCGGATGGGCAGCCGGACAAGCAGCACAATACAAGGGTGGTTCTGTAAGTCTATTTGCCATGATGGGGGTACTTCTTACAGTAGGAGCGTCTCTAGCCGTACTCTCGAATATGCCTATAGATGCAATGATGTGGGCTGCCATTACGATGGTTTCCGTAATTGCGGCTGTTTCCATTGCTGTAAGCTATCTTGGAAAAGCTCAAGTAAATATTATTAATGCGGTAATTGCTGCTGGACTTCTTATCGTTATATTTGGTGGCCTATATGCGATCATTCCATTAATGACGGCATTTGCTCAAGCAGACACAATGTCACTACTTGCAAACATGGGAATTCTGCTGGGTGCAGTAGCAATTCTTGTGATTATTGCTGTGGTACTAGCGGTGGCAATGGCAAACTTCCCTCCGTTGGTTTTGGGGCTTCTCGCCGTGATGGGCTTGTTCTTATCAATTGCGGTTATGATGTTAGCAGTATCTCTGGCGATACACACCTTTGCGGGTGCTGCTGAGAAGTTACAAGGAGTCGATTTGTTTAGTATTGCTGGTGGCATGTCCGCTATGGCGGGGGCTATGGCTTTGGTGGCTCTCGCTGGCATTGCATTGTTGATCGGTAATATCGGAATATATGCTTTTATCCTTGCCCTAACGATTCTTGGTGTGTCCATGGCTCTTGCGACGATCAGCATAACTGCATTCAACTTCGCCCTTATTGCCCTTGGAAACACTATATCTGCTATCGCTAATGCGTTCCAAAATGCAAACGGTAATATACTTGGTGGATTGGCAAATCTGAGAGATGAGTTTGCGAAATCCGCTGAATCTACGGCCGGTTCTGCGAAGCTTATGTGGGATGCCATAGCTGGCGGTGGGGATCAGGATGCGAGCGGAATACTGGACGGCCTTGTTTCCACATCTGGTGAAAAGGGGTCACAGGGTGGTAGTAACTATGGACAGGAATTCACAACTACCGCTTCGGCTGAGATTTCTAATGGTGATATTCTTAGTGAAGTTAATAGTGATGCCGAGACAAAGGGCGTAGAGGGTGCTCAAGCCTACAGCCTAGCATATACTGAAAATACCGATATCGAAATTGATAACGAGTCGGTATTCGAAGAGTCTACTGAAGCATCTAAGACAGCTGGTGGAGATGCAGCTACGGCTTATGTCGACCAGTTTGAAACTGATTTCAATGCTGGATTTGATGAGCTATCCCCTGACATACAGTCTAAACTCGGTGACTTGTTCAAAGGAGGTGGCGTCGATCCATCGCAAGGTTTCTCCGGCATGGGCAATTTCGGCATGACTGGTATCGACTTTAGTGGCACAGATAGTGATGCGATGAAGAATGATATTTCTAAATTCGCAAACAGCATGGTTAGTACCGATGAATTCAATAACGCGGGGCAAGAGAACACAAAGGCGTTTGTTGCCGGCATGGTGGCATACCTCGGAAGTGGGGAGGCAAGTGAATCGGCAAAAACTGCCATCACGACATGGCTTGAGGAAAATCTCACACCAACGGATGAATGGGAAACCATGACGCCTATCGGTACTGATATTGCAACGAAGATTGAGCAGGAAATCAACGAGGCATTTGTGAGCACCGCTGATACATCAACCACAAGTCAATCGCTATTAACCCTTCTTGGTAACGCTGTTAATGGTACTGACTTCACATCCATTGGTAGTCTTATTTCTACTAATGTCATGGGTTCCGTCAGCACATCGCTGTCGAGTGGTCAGGCCGGTGGTGAAGAAGGTGCGATTGGTAATTTCTTGCCCCTTCTTACCTCCATGGTAGCAAGCACCGATGCAACGGAGCCTGCAAACACGCTTGGCCTAAGCTTCATTACAAAACTCGGTTCGAGTCTGACATCCATTAAGAACCTTAACGATCTTAACAACTCAGGCGTCAGCATGGGCAATGAGGTTAATGCTGGTGGCCAAAGTGTCAGTACAGAATCTACTGGTTCTTATTGGGGGCAAGGTCTTAAGGATGGTGTTTGGGCGTGGGCTCAACAGATATGGCAGGCTGGTTACGATCTTGCTCAAAAATTGATTTCCGGCACCCAGTCAGGCATAAATTCTCATTCGCCTTCCAAGGAAGCATATAAACTAGGCGGATGTTTCGACATGGGTCTGATAAATGCTGTTGTTGCCGGATATGACGAAGTTGAATCTGTGGCCTATATCCTGGGTACCAGAGCTTGTGATGGCCTGAACGAAGGAATTCAAAATGGGGTTGAAGGTGGCATTACTCCTGTCATCGACATGAGCGATGTCATGGATACTCTCGATAATTTCGACAGTACGTACAGACCGACGATTAAGCCCAGACTTGACATGTCAGACATTGACCCGGCCCTGAGTAACATGAATGCGGTTGCATCTTATATGAGTAATCGCGGTGTCGAGAAGTCTCAGGAAACGGAACCCAGTACCCCTGCCTCGTTTAATTTCACGCAGAACAACTACTCTCCTAAGGCGCTGTCCAGAATCGACATTTACAGACAGACGCGCAATCAATTCTCTACAGTAAAGGAAATGATTAAGAAATGATAAAGACGGTAAAGATCACGAATTATCGTGGTGAAGTGCTTACTCTGGATTTAGCGAATCCATATAGTTCGGGTCTTGCCGTCACCAATATTGACGGACTTGGCCCGGAAAAAGCATCAATTAACACGGTTGAAATCGCATCAAACGATGGAGCTATGTTTAATTCTGCTCGGGTCGAGTCCAGAAATATTGTGATATCGCTTCGGTTTGTCGGCATAAATGTCGAGGAATGCAGACGGCTTACATACAAATTTTTCCCACTTAAGAAGACGCTGACGTTTGAAGTAATAACGGATGAGCGACAAGCCGCCATAACCGGTTACGTAGAGTCGAATGAACCGGACATTTTCTCGAAAACGGAAAGTACAAAAATTTCGATAATCTGTCCGGATCCCTTTTTCAAGGCAAGTTTGGATCCTAATGTGACTGTTGTCTTCTATGGTGAAGAAGCTCTGTTTGAGTTTCCCTTCGAGAATGAAGGCAATGAACCTATGCTGGAAGTAGGTCGAATAAATGAAGTTACGGAAGCAAATGTTCCATACGAGGGTGACTCCGAGGTTGGCGGAATTTTTACAGTTCATGCCCTCGGTCCTGCCAAGAATATTCGAATCGATAACCTAGATACGGGCGAAACGATGGTCATCAATATCGAACTTGCAGAAGGAGACGACCTCATTATTAGTACCGTTTCCAACAGCAAGTACATTCGGCGATTGAGAAATGGTGTTTACACAAATGTTTTAAACTCTCTAGATCGAAAGTCCAGCTGGTTCAAGCTTGCGAGAGGCGACAACGCATTCGCATATCAGGCAGAAGAAGGGATGACGAATTTGAGATTCGACGTATCCCACACTGTTCTCTATGAGGGTATTTAAATGTTCTACTATGTATTGAATACCAACTTTGAAGCAGTTGGATTGATAGACTCCTACAAATCTGCTATCTGGACAGACCGGTATCAGGAATGCGGAGATTTTGAGATCATGACATTTCCTGAGACGAGTATCATGGATGTAATGCAGACGGACTATTACTTGGTCAACCCCTCATCCAGTCACACTATGATTATCGAAGGACGTGAAGTTGATACCGATATCGATGAAGGCGATTATTTTATTGCCACCGGACGTTCTCTGGAATCGATTCTTAGTCGCAGAGTCGTTTGGACGCAGACATCCTTAGATGGAAACCTTCAAAATGGGATTAAACAGCTCATCACCGATGCGTTTATTTCCCCTACCGTTGTGGAAAGGAAGATACCAAATTTCATTTTCAAGGAGTCTACGGACGAAAGAATCACCTCTTTGACGATGGAGGCGCAATACACTGGCGATGATCTGTATGAAGTGGTTAAAGACCTGTGTGTTGCGAATGACATTGGATTTAAGATCACTCTTGACGGAAGCAACAATTTCGTATTTGAGCTTTATAAAGGCGATGACAGAAGTTATGCTCAAACCCAAAATCCATATGTTATCTTCTCCCCATCTTTTGACAATATTATCGATAGCCAATATGCCGAAACATCCAAAGAGTACAAAAATGTTTCCCTTGTTGGCGGCGAAGGAGAAGGTCCTGACCGAAAGTACATCTCTGTTGGAACTACTTCTGGATTATTGCGGAGAGAGATTTTTACGGATGCCAGAGATGCCTCTTCTGAAAAGGAAGACGGAACCAAACTGACAACCGAAGAATACAATAATATTCTCACAGCAAGAGGGCAAAAAGATCTCGATGCAAATAAGTACGCCAAGACTTTTGAGGGCGAAGTTGATGCCACTCAAGGATTCGTATACGACAAAGACTTTTATCTTGGGGATATTGTCCAGGTAGAAAATGAATACAAGATGGAAGGTCCGTCCCTTGTTTCGGAGATTATATGGTCCGAAGATGAAAACGGGTACAAATGCTATCCCACGTTTGTTGCTCAAAATGAAGATGATAAAAAGGAGGGAGAAATCACTTGAGTATAAGCTACGGATTTTACAATTCGGTCAATCATGACCGTAGATACAATGCGAACCAGATGGCTTCCATATTCGATGGTGTCATTACCGATGGTGTGTACCATTCAATTGGAGATGCTTTTTCTGTTACCCCCGGTACAGGTATGAACGTTAATGTTGCGCCAGGTAGAGCGTGGTTCGATCATACGTGGACGGTTAATGACGCAATTCTTGTTGTTGAGCTTACAGCCGCACATCAAGTTTATGACCGTATTGATGCGATTGTGCTTAGGGTTGATGGTGATAAGCGAACTAATAGCATTGTTGCAAAAGCTGGTACAGCCTCTAGCACTCCAGTTAAGCCGACCATGACTAACGATGATGATAAGAAAATACACGAGCACCCTTTGGCATATGTAAGAGTTAATCATGGTGTTACGGATATTAAGCCTGCTAATATTCAGTTTGTAGTTGGCACCTTAGAATGTCCGTTTGTCGCGGGCGTTCAAAATGGGGTAGACATTGATGCTCTGGTTGCGAATTGGAAGCTCGAATTTGACATCCTATTCGCTAAGTTGGAGGATCAGATTTCTCAGGCAGTATCCGGAACGCTAATTGACGGCTCCGTTACTTACGAGAAACTAGCTCCTGACGCCGTAAGACGGAGATTCGAGAATATATCCGTCCCGGTTGCAAGTTTTGTAAGCGATACCACATATGCCGATTATCCTTATCGTTCCACGATCCCGCTTGCTGGTGTCATTGCCAGTATGGTGCCGGATGTAACATTTTCAATCGCCGCACTTGCAGATTGCGAGTTCGCCCCAGTTGCGGAATGTTATGCTGGCGGAATTTATATTTATGCCTCGTCTGCTCCAACAGCAGCGGTGCTCATTAATTCGGTCGTTTGTTGGAGGTAATGTAAATGGCTATTGGCAAAACAAATATTGGCGGAGGCGGTTCCGGCGGCACCCTGACCGTCACAGCTCCAGCAAACGTCACGGTGACTGTTTCCAAAGACGGCAAGACAAAGACCAAAAACTCCGGCACCAGCGGCGTGGT